CTTATGGCGTAGCCTGTAAGGTTGGCCGGAGGCCATACCAACACAAATTTTATAAGGAATGACAGGGAATTTTATTCATGTACCTTTTGAAACGACGACATTTCATATTGTGTTGGGCCATATTTTACGATATGTCCTCTCACACTGGCAAATGGCTTCCTCCACTCCCACTCAACCAAGTGGAGAGGATACCAAGGTAGAAGAAGAACCCTCCGGGATCTATACTCCCTTGAAATTTTGGTTTTGTGGTCGATCCTCTGAAGATTTGGCGGCCAAGCGTGCTGAGCTCCACGAACGTTATGCCGAGTCCCTTGCAGCCTTGTCTGCCTTGGACTCCATCGCCTCGCCAAAGATGCTTCAGAAAATTTATAATGACTTGGAAGCCATGGCCTCTGAGTATGACGCTCTCCGTTTCAGCAATGCATCGGTGAGATCATTCTGGCCTCCTCTGCGAGGATCATTCCAAGACGAACTAATTTATATTCAGACACGGATTGAACTCTTGACCCGGCGTCACTGGTATGCCTTGCACCTGACTCTTGGGAGACCCTTCCTCCTCAACCAAGGCGATCCAATTCCCGGGACACCCTATACGTCGCCCGTCGCCATAACCCCTTCTTTCTTGGCCCTCCCCACCTTCCAACACCTTTACACTACCTATTGGCGTTACCCAATCACCGAGGGTGAAATGACCAAGGAGACCTTTATGACGCGCTACAAGGACGAGGCCTGTTCGGATTGGTCAAAGAAAGACGCCCATGGGAAATGTTTTGGTTCGGCGTCGTGGTTAGCCAATGATCTTGACGCCTACCAAATTACACGGAAAGAAAACGGGGAGGCCTTGTGGGACCTTCCCTATCCCAAGGCCTACCTCCTTTGGGCGGGTCTTGTCCACGGGTGCGGCAACCGGATGGAGTCGGTGGCCTATGCAGCAGCCTTGGCCCATGTCATGGAGAGGGCTGTCACTCTAACCCAGAGATTCCTCGGGTGGAAGGTTCTTCAGGCGTGGCGCGTCTACCGCCGGCACCGCGCGGCAGGTTTTCTCGGGGATGCCCTTTGGTTTGCCTATTACCGCTTGTGGGGATTTTTTCAAAGGATTGTCCTCCCGCGTCGTCAGGCCGCCATCGAAGAGACCTGGAAGGGATGTAAAAACAAATGATTATATGAGAGATCTCGACTTATATTGTCAAGCCATTGCCTGCATAGTCTGTCAACCAAGAATACATTTTTAGAGCGAAAGTTTTGATATGGTTCAAATGAAACCATGTCTTCGTGCAAAGAATCAGTTTTGTCTATCGTCCCCGCCCATTAATATTCCCACTGTGGAAAACAAGGGATGCGGGAAACTCCCCGGCGTTCCCTTGAGTAAGCAGGTTTATACACCTGTTTGTAAGAATGGGGTCTACCACCTGTCTTGCCCGGCACCCGACTACCAAGGAAATGCCGTGTCCGGATATATTACGTCTGGCACATGTTCTGTCCATACCCAGGGTTGGGAGATGACCTCTCATCCGACACATGCCGGTATGTCCATGTCTGCCGTGGGAGGTGCTTCACATACCTTGAGTCGTTATTAGAGATGGTACAAAAAGTGACTTTCTACGAAAGAGTGCACCTAATCTCTAGAATAAAAGTTTACATGTCTACGGAAAATACAATTCACTCCCATTAAAACCACCCTCTATGCGCCACTCTGCCGTTTTCGTGTTTGAAGCCAAGGCGGGGCGCCAATACAAGGATACCTTTATTGATATGCTTCCATGGCAAATGCTTTTTGAGGTTGAAGATGGGAGGGCCAGTGTTTTTGTAGGACCCCGGGTGACTTTGGCCTTGCGACCTTTCACCATTACCTTTGATATTGCCTTTCTAAACTCTAATGGTAACGCCTACAAGGACTCTTCCGCCTCTCTAACAGAGTGCTCCTTCCAACACGACCAACCAGACATAACTCTGAAGGGATGGAGAAATAATTGGAACTTTCATACCCTGAGGCGCCAAGACGACGGAACCATCCACATCCGCCTCAAGGTGAAAGACGTTGTAACCTCCCATCCCGTCTCCATGGCCGTCCTTCACCACTTTACGGCCGGAGCCAAGCTTGACATGAGTCTTGTAAAGACTTTGCAGATCAAAGAAGCGGAATGCGAAGAAAAGGAAAAATTGATTGGAGATCTCTTGGAACGCCAAGAAAAAGAAAAACTCCTTGCCAAAGAAAGAGAAACCTTGGGTAAAGCATTGGCTCTTCGAGAAGCATCCTCCAAAGTATCGCCTGAACCTCAAACGATTGTTGAATCACCAACCCCATTTGATCTAAAGACCCACCTTGAAGATGTTGAGAAAAGGGGCGACCCGGAAGAAATGGAAAGGGTTTTGGGAATCCTTAGGGAAGGGGTCACCCTCCTAGAAAAGAGACGCAAAGAGGCACGGGCGTGTGTGATTTGTTTGGAAGGGGAACGCCAGATTGTCTGTCTTCCCTGCCGTCACATGGTCACTTGTGTGGCCTGCATGACAACCCTCAAGGAGCGTGAAGGTGGAGCTGCCAAGTGTCCAACCTGCCGCGCTACAATTAATGACACCCTCAATCCATTTCTTTAGTGGCTCAAACCAAATCACGAGTGGGACACAAGAGAGGGCGAGTAGTAATCGACCCGTGTCCGAAGGGTGGCTTCGTCAAGAGACGGCAGGTAGGGGTTCAGGATAGACATGGTAGAGGCGAGGAGAGGATCCTCCAGGGAGGAAAACCTAAAGACGAGAGTGGCACAGCCCCTAGCCGGCTCCTCGTCGTAGCCGAGGGATCGAGGAAAGGTGGGGAGGCCCTTTAGGCCCTTTGACTCGTTACCAAAGTAGGGGGTGTTGCCCAAGGTGATGGGTCCGGTTCCTGAAGAGGTAGAGACACGGAGAGGGAAGGGAGTGTCAGACCAAATTGCTGCCAGCCTCAAGAGGTCGGTCCGATCAAAACGGTCCTTCCTGAGCACCACATCAAGCTTGATGAAGGATGACCAAGGTTCCTTGACGACCATCAGAGCTGCTTGGTGAAGCAGCCAGTCACGCTTGGCTTTAGCGTCAAGGAGATTGCATTGGGCAATGAAATCCATCAAAACTGGTTGTTTCGAAATGTGATATTTATTTGAATTAGGGTTGGGTCCAAAATACCATGGTCTCGTCACCCTTCTCACGGATATTTTTTTGATCAGAAAAATAGAATAAAAACCTTATGTATTGAGACCAGGCCACTAGTGATGGGATGCACGTTTGCGTGCACCCATCTCTAGTAGTAAACCCAAATATACACTTATGAAATAATAAATTAGACTAAATAAGTAACGAAACAATTTGATTTATGTGCAGTGCAAATCTTGATTTTTACAAGTATATATTTGGCTTTACCGGCCCCTATTCCATGACACATATTATCTGTACCGTGATGGGCTGCTCAACAAGTACGGCAACAGTGAGGAGACCTGCAATCCCGATGACCAAGATGGAATGGAGATGGAGAAGTAATGATATAGATGAACTAGTGTCGGCGTACAAAGATGCCTTCCAGATATTTAAGCAGAACCCTAACAAGTCGAACCTCAAAACAGTGCTTGTGAAAGTGCTGCTCATTAATTACACTCTGGGTACCGCGCAAGAGCGTGTCAACTTGAGACGGTCACCTCCGATTGATACTGAACTTTTGTGGCAATGCTACGATCTTTTGACGCAAAAAGAGTTTTTTTTTGCGAAGCTATCGAAGCTATCAACCAAACTGATCCTTGACAAAATCGAAAGTTATACAAATATATGTATTTGGCATTGGTTTTTGGTATTTTTTCACAGAATAGATTTATATTCATATGACCGGGCCTCTAGATAGTTTTTCAGTTTCTTTTTCTTCGAAAAAGGATTGGTGTTACCAATAAAATACCACTATTTTATTTGTAGGGTTTAGCGAGGCCCTTTTCAAGAAGATAATCATTCACACAAATTCCGTCATGATAGACTCTTTCTAGCCATCTCCCAAACTTCCCCTTTTTATCCTTGATGGATTCTAGGATAACCTCCTTTCCTAGAATCATGTCTCTCACTAGGTCTCTGACCTTTAACCCTTCTTCCCTCTCTGAACCTCTCAATGGTCAAGTGCCACATTCAAAAGAGCCACAAAATAAGGCGAGGGCCGACTAGGACATGAGGTCAATTCACAATGGGCTTGGGTTGCCCAATAAAAAGGATGGTCTTTGCGCGTCAGGCGGGTAGGAACCCCCGGCAAATCACCCACATAGCCATCCCATTCCACTTGGGGGAGAGGGTGAGTCTCTAGAATGGCAGTATTCAAGTGGTAACGGTGGCGGAAACGTTCCACCATGGAAGGAATGACCTTGGCCATCGGAGGGTTGACCGCATCCACTAGGTGGCCTCCACGCCGCAGGGTGCCGCCCTTGGCCGAATTCTTTCGTGAAGCTTCTTGGAGATGGATAATTGGACACTTGACCTCTGGGTTCTTTTCAGTCGTGTCGGCATCATAGCCTTCAGCCCTTGCACAATCAATGGCCATAAGTTGAAAGCCCAAACAAATTCCAAGGATGGGGATCCTGTGATCCCTTGCATAGGCCGCCGCTTGAATAAATCCTTCATAGCCACGTGACCCAAACCCACCAGTCAAGATCATTGCCTGGGGCCTTTTCTTGATTGGCTCCTTTCCATCAAATTCATCCGCATCGTACCAATCCAAGGTTGTCAGGGTGCCATCACCCCACGCCGCCACGGCTGCATGGTCAAGGGCGTGTCTCAGGGAGAGGTAGGCATCCGAGCCGTCATAGGCCGACCCATCGTCATGGCTGTGGAGATACTTTCCAACAATGGCAATGCGGCGCCCAGGGTGGCGTCGGCATCCCGCCAGGTGATCAAAGGGTGCAAGGATTTCAGCCTTGGTGCCTTTTAGGCCAAAATAGCCAAGGAGGCCTTGGGATTGAAAAATGGCCGGAACTCCATAGACGGAGGGGCAGGTCGGGTTCAAGAGGAGAAAGGAGTGACCACAAAAGGCTGCCAATTTGGCCTTGTCCCCCTCCTTCAAATCCGTGACTCCCGACGGAAGGCGAAGACACAAGATGTCTGGCACAATCCCACGCTTATTCAACTCTTGGACCGAATGCTGGGTTGGTTTTGTTTTAATCTCAAGACCTGCCGTTTGCATAGCAATCGATACGTGGACGTGGCAAAAGGTACTCCTACCTAGACGCTGCCGCATCGCACGCAAAGCACAATAAAAAATTTCTGATTCAATGTCGCCCACCGTCCCTCCCACTTCCACCACAACAATCTTGGACGGGCCACCCTCAACAAGACTTGTCAGCCGCCTCACAATTTCCTCCGTAATATGGGGCACCATTTGAACCGTCTTGCCGAGGTAGCGCCCTTCACGCTCTGCAGAGAGGACGTCAGAGTAGATTTGACCCGACGTGATTGCAGACGCCTTGGTCAAGTCTCGTTCCAAGAACCTCTCGTAGTTTCCAAGATCCAAGTCTGCCTCCATCCCGTCATCCAACACGAAGCACTCCCCATGCTCAAAAGGGTTCATTGTCCCCGCGTCAATGTTGAGGTAAGGGTCCACCTTGGCCATGGTCACGTCTTGACCTGCAGCCCTCAAAAGAAGTGCGATGGATGAGGAGGTGATGCCCTTTCCAATGGAAGACATGACACCACCCGTAACAATGATAAAGGGAGGGACACGGGCACTCATTTTGTGAGTGGGGAGATTTCAAAAACAAAAGTTTTTTGGTTTCACGATTCTCTAAACGTTTCTTGACCAAAAGTATTGTTTCACGAAAACCAATAAATGTCAACTCCTTCTCCCCACGAGCATCGTCTTCTCCACATTACCCTAGAAACTGTCAATTTGTCACTTCGTAAACTCTTTCGCGAACTCAACACCTGCGGACCTTCATGCCGCAATAACGTCTTGAGAATTTTGACCGAGCTTTCTCAACGCTTGGATGTCATTGAGAAACGCTTGAGTCGATCATCCATCAGAGGCAGATCGAGACGCCAGTCAAGAAAGAGCCATCGGTCGGGGTCGAGATCTGCCAGGCGACGTAGGAGGTAAGAGGCCCAACGCCTTGCCAATAGGTTCTCTCCACTTGTCTTTAATCTTCCACCCATAGACCTTGACAACCTTGGCAAGCTCTCCCTTGAGGTCATCGAGGAGGGGACGGAGGGAGGTGATGAGGTCACCAACCACTTTGGGAGCCAGGTGGGCTTCCTTGGCATCTTTGAAAAGGCTGACGGTCAGGGACGCTTCGAGGGCAACCAGGCCTTCATAAGCCCTTCTCCCATTGACATAGCTATAGGAATAGGTCTCCATGTAGGGCCAAGTGGTTTCAGGGCTACCTTCCACTAGGGTTTTGGCCCATCCCCGAAGACGTGCAAGCTCAGCCTTCCACGTTTGGATGTGGAAAGAGTAGATGGCCCGCCAAATTGGCACCTTGGCCTCCAAGACCGTGTTGCATATAGCCAGTTGGTCCTTGGTCCAAACCTTTGGAGAATATTCACGGAAAGAAATGGCAAGTCTCCACATTTCGCGAACATTCATCTCAAACACATCCAAAGGCCACACTTCACGTGTTGCCAAGTCCATCTGCAAGTGAAAAAAGGCGTCCAAGGACAAATCCAAGGCCATGTGTCTTGGATTGGATGCCTTGGTCCAAGCTTTCCACAACCCATCCTCATTCATCCAGAGGAGGAAAGATGTAAATAAAAAAATGAAAAAGGATTTTAGAGGTCTGGCCAATTGAATATAAATCTAATATTTGCACGGGTTCCCGGCAGGCGTCGCCCCTTGGCCATTGAGACCCGCACACACTGCCTTGACGGTCGGGAGGGACGAGGTCGGCGAGTCTTTCGAGACGACGACCTGACACAACTTGCCTGGCGGACATGAAACACCGGTGCAAAGACCAACCTTGAGGAGAGAGAAGATGAGGTCACGCCGGACAGTGTAAGAGTCGAGTGGCTTGTAACGCGCAGCGATGAGGTATAAAAAGACAAATTCGGCAATGACCACCCCGACAAACCCCATGGCCGCAACAAAAAAGACGGTGCCCATCTCTGGGTAGTCGACACCCCCGACAGCCTCTCCTCCCTGCTTGGCTTTGGCATGGCGGGTGACACCCCGCATCACAAAGTAGTAGACCAACAAGACAACGACAAGGACCAAGGCACCCACACCAAGAAAAAGAAAGGAGCGGCGGATAAGCCAATCATTATGCTTCTTGGCTGCCTTGTCGTCCTTGGAGAGGTCAGGCAAGGAAATGGTCTGGACAATCCCACGAAGGGCGTTGAGTTGCTCCTTGGATAAAAAGATTTTGAAATCTGCAAAGATGGTTTCAATGGTGTCTTGGACAGATTTTTTCACGACGCGTTTTTCTACCCGCGAAGTAAAGACGAAATAAAACACGGCAACAAACATTGTAAAGAGAATCACTGTGATAATCGTGATAAAGATAATCTTGGCACTAAACGCTGCACGAGTCATGTGGACCGAAGAAAATTCAAGCTCCTTGTCAAGACTTAGGACTTGGTCCTTGGTGAAGGGGTCCGATGCGGATCCGACAACCTCGGGGTTTGGTGAAGAGGGTTGTGGGAGTAAAGATGTCGAGGTTGCTTCAGAGGAGGCGACTACCGTCTCGCCTTGGAGTGGCAAGGTATGATTGACTGGCTGATCTGAAGAATGAACTACTTGGTCTGAAGGATTGACCGAGGTCATCAGGGGATATTTATTGAAGGATGAGTTTTTCGCTCCGCAAGCCACACCATGAACTTGACCAATATCCTTGGCTCCAAATAAAGACTTTATGTCATCTTCCTCACTACCCTCGAGGTTTGCCGAGATTGCCCATGGACTCCGCATCTTGGCTGCCCACGAAGGCCACGACCTGCCAGGCCAGTCCCATCCTGCCGATGAGATGGAGGTGTGCCTGCACGTTGCAGAGGCCCAACGCTCTGAGATGAGAACCTTGCGCGGCTTGGCTGAAAAGGGTGTCAACCATGTGACCACCTACCTCAAGACCTCCGGCTTCCCCATCAAACCCGCGTCAGGCACCCAATTGTTTCTTAATATTTTGTTTCACGTGTTTATTCTCATGGTCGCCCTGACTGTCCTTTACCTTTTCAATGTAGCACCTCTTGAACACAAAAGTCTTCAAAATGAAGTGGGCTCCAAGATGGATGAAGCCATTGGAAATGCCTTCCAATCGACAACCAAAGCCCAACGATGCCAACTGGCTGCCATGGCACCTGCCCTCGCCCAACTCTCTGAACTCTACGCGGGCGAAGACCCCCTCCGTAAAAAATCAAACGCCCTCGTCATGACTTGGGCCTATGGCATCATTGCCGTTCTCGGGTTTGTCTTTATCACGGGCATCGCGGTGCTCCTCTTGGCAGGTGGCGTCAACATGGGACGGTCCGTTGCCGAAATCATCTTTGAGAACCTCATCATCTTTGCCATTGTCGGGGCTGCCGAGTACATTTTCTTCAAGTTGGTGTCTGTCAAGTACATCCCCATCATGCCGTCAGAGCTTGGGAAAGACGCCGTTTCAGCCTTGAAGGCAACCTTTAAAAAATAAACCCCCCCCCCACTTCAATCCCAATCCTCAAGAAGAAACTCATTGGATGGACTCTTCTTGTCTGGCGATTTTCTCGTTTCCTTGGTCTTCCTTTTCTTCTTTGGAGGAGATCTCTGCCTTTCCTTTTCTTCCTTTACCTTGTGTTTTACGGGTGACTTGTCATCCTTCTTTCGTCGGTGGCGAGGTGTCAAGTGTTTCAGGGGGTGGCGCGGCGAATCCTTGTGACGCACAAAGATGATTGCTTCCTCTGGGTCCGCCATGTCAATGGCGTGGCGCTCGAGGATCTCATGGTAAACCTTGGCCGCGTCGTGGATGGAGGGGCGCCGCATGTCACTAAATTCCGTCATGTGGGTGGCGAGGTCCAAAAGGTCGTCATAGACACCACGATTTTCAGCCTTGAGTGACGACCCCTTCAGGACCTTCATCAAGACCATCCCCATGGCAAAGGTGTTGTAGTTGAGGCGGAGGCGTGTCGCACTGACACCCGCCACCCCCTTGCGAAGCCATGCGTAGAACAAGGGAATGTCAATCGAATTGTTTTTGCGTGGGGACACGGAGGCAGGGATCGAATCATTGTAGGCCCTGACGTAGTCGGTGATGCGCTTGAGGAGGTCGGTGTGGACTTGGTGGAGGGTCTTCCCTGCAAAGTCACATTTGCCTGCCGCTTCCGCAGAAAGCATCGAAATGGGGATATACTCGGGGGGTGGAAGGAACTTGCGGAGCTCCTCACGGTCAAGGAGGGAAAGGTTGGAGGACGCAAACTCTTCGTGGAGGAGGGTCGACACATTGGTCATCAGGCACCGTGGATTGGGGTGGTCTTTGTCCCCATCCACAAGAAAGATGGTTGTAGGGTCGAGACGTCCCACCATGTAGTCTTCAAGGGTGAGAACTTGGAGACCCTTAAAGACATTTTGAAGCCAAAGAAGGACCCGTTGGTCAAAGTGGCGTGTAGGAATGAGACGGGAGAGGGGACCCAAGTAGGGCGGGTAGAATTCAAGAAAGGGGGACTTTGCCCTGTGGAGCACCGTGCGGCAGCGGCTTGACCATCCCAGGATGGTGGCCGGTTCAGGGGCGGGACAGGCATAGACCATCCCCCACCAGTAGTCACGCTTCTTGTCAATCGCATTGAGGAGGTCTGTCTGGACCTCGTGGTGTTTGTGCAGGTCGGACCCGACAACCATCATGGTGCCCTCACGGCATGCTTCCTTTGCCCTGGCAGACAAGTCATTGTCTTTGCAACAACCGACGTCCTTGGGTGGAGGTTGAAAGGAACATGAGGTGGCACTGAATTGCACCTTGGATGATGTGGACATGGCCTATTTTATTTTACAGTAAGTTTTCTATTTAAGGATTTCCTTAGATTGAAAAAACTCTACTGTTTAATTTGGATTTGAGGGCGACCAGAGGTGTCCTCAAATCCAAATTCTACTGTAGCTTACCTATTCAGACTTTGATTCAATTGAGCTATGCTCAATCAAATCGGAGGATTTGCACCTTGATTAAATTTCAGTTTCTTTTCCACAGGAAAAGGATTGGTCTTGCGACCAATAAAGACCACTCTACGAAATCAAACTGGAGGATTTGCACCTTGATACAAGTGGCCGTTAGGCCAATCAACCAGAGCATTTTATGCTTGGTAAGAATGGTGTCTCAAAGTCAAATGGTATTTTTCTCCAAGAGAATATAAATGCATAGACATGTTCTTCCTCCCCGACAGGCTCTTCGTCCAGTCACCATGGCGGCAGGTGGACCTACAGGCACCTATCGTCCCAGGCATGCACCAGGGTTTGGAGAGCCACGTGTTCAAGATATTGCAGATCTAATGGATCGGACACGGGATCTTGAACTCCTTATCCTCGTCTTAGCTGCCTCTATTAAGGGGATTGTTAAAGATGTAGAAGAAGGCTTAGACGCCTTAGAGCTTCGTTTGCTACAAGCTTCCCGAAACAAATTTTTCGAATCACTCAAGACCATTCTTAAAACTCCAAAGGCAGACGTGTCTGTCACACGGGATGACCGTTTGTATGCCCTTCCGGGGTTGGCTGCCGTGTTTGCCAGAAAGCTTACCGAAGTGGGTACCCTTCACACTCCTAGAGAAAAATTTCGTAAATTAGAACCAGCGCTAACCACTGTGGCTAATTATGCCCATGAATTGTCCAAAGATTTACCACGCGTTCATATACGTCCCAGGGGGTTTTTGTCGATAGGAGGCGAAATCTTGAAAGAAATGGCATCTCCCGTTGTAGCCACGACTGGTTTGATTCTCGCACCTGCCACAGAACCTTATTTACGTCAATTTGCTGAAGCTGTCTTTGGAGTTAGTGTTGAACTTTTGTCGGGAAGTGACATCTTGTTCAATCGATACACTGGAGGTGTCGGTGCAGGTGTTGTTGGGGGTCGTTTCCTTAACGCCCTTCGATATTCCAAGGATCTACCCGAAGCACTTCAACTGACATTAGGAAATCTTTTCGGAAAACCACGACGACCTATCGCCCAAATTGGAGATCTTAAACCCCTCCCCGACGAGGGAACTCCATCCACACCAGAAGACGAGATTGTGATCCCAGAGCCATCCGCAGCTGGCCCAACAGGCGCCTCAGGGCAAGAAGTACGACTTACTGATGGTGCTGGATATGAGGTAGGAGGGATGACAGTGGGACCGCGGATGGCGGCCCAAGGTGTCACCGTTTTACAAACGGTGCTTATGTTGGTCAACTTGTTTCGTAACCAAGGTTTGGGAAGTCCCGAAGACTTTCTTTTGTATATTGTATTTATCTTATTGGCAATTTGGTTATTTTTTACTTTTCAAGTATTTTGGAGGAGAAACGACCCCGGAACAGCCGGCTACCCTTTGATTGACAGGGAGCTACGTAGGGGAGCAACCGTCTTGGATGTGCCTGATATTCCTACTGCAGAGACTTCCAGTTCGGACTCGAGTAATTCCTGGAAAGTAGAGAAAGACGGAAATGCGCTTTGGAAAGCATGGGAAGACATGGTTACGACAAGACTTGAAGAAATCAAAAAGAAAATGCCAAACAAAACCAAAAGTCGCTCCACCCCCAAACGAGCTAGGCGTTTAAAGCGGAGGACCAAATTGAATCCTGCTGCCAAACGTTCCAAGTCTCGACGTAAATCTTCGCGTTCGTCTTCTAAAGCAAGGCGGAAATCTGCCAAATCGAAAACTAACCAAAGAAGAAAAATGGCTCCCAAATCGCAAGGGCGCAGGTCCTTGAAAGGCCTTCGGCAGCGTTCTAAGAGATCGAAACGATCAAGTAAATAAACATTTTGTCTCTTGATTCGATTGGGCTACGCCCAACCAAATCGGAGAATTTTCATCTTGCTTAAATAAACCATGGAAGATAGACTTGTCCATTATGCACGTGAAAAGCAAGGCCAGATAGAGGCACTTTTTCACCGAGCCATTGGAAGACTTAGTGAAGAGGGTGTTGACACGTCTGGGGTTGATGTGGGAGAAGCCGTGGAAAAACTTCATCTGAAACGCCCAGGCGACCCAGGTGCTTACAACGAACATATCCAAGCTTGTATGAAATTGATTGGGGCCCTAAGCCAGCTTGACACGAGTCATCCTAAAGTAGCTGAAAAAGTTCTTAACAATCTTTTTACCCGAAAAAATGTAGAAGAAATGATTCAACATGAGCGCTCATTGTTTTCCAGGCTCACTGGAAGAGAGGAATCAGTCGGGTCAAAGTTCTTGGTGACGGGGGGTACATGGATTACCATTGAAGGTTTTCTACGGCTACTAGCTTTGTTTGTTACAACAAGTGAAGGCACGGTAAGAGAAATTGCTGTCGAAGGAACAGAAGCTTTAATGGCCAGTTCTATGCGGGCAGGAGAAGAGTTGGATAGACTCACAGGTCTTGCCAGAAGCAAAATTTTCTATAAGCTTGGACTTGCCTTGGACGAGACAGGAACTGGCTCTGGAACTGGAGAAAAAATTCAAGCCCTAGTCATGTCTTCTGCTTCAGCAGCTGCCTTGGGAAAGACGGCAGAGTCTGGTTCTATTATTTACAACGCTGTGAGGTTTCTCGGATCACGTCTGACTCACCCTGGATCGCCGAGTGCCATATATGGTCCGGTAACAAACACCTCACTTGAAGCCATATTCAACGTCACAAGCACAACCGTAAGTACCATGTTAAAAGAAAATGAAGAGGCTATTCGGACAGGGAGCACTTATTCAAGACTCGCTGAATTCATTGGGTTTGCACACGGGGGAGTGACATCAGAAGTTGTTAAGGCATTAAATGGGGTTTCTCGGGAATTGACAAATTTAACAAAGCTTCTCGACATGACCCGCCAAACAGTTGAAGAATTGGAATATTATGCGTGGATATTGATGATCTTCTTAATTTTTTTGGGAATCATCTGGGTCATGTTTAAGGGAATTGGATGCTGGAGGCGGAGACAGGCGGAGCGCTTCTTTCGGGAGATTGATGATCCGACAGGTGGAGATCGAATTCGCGGTAACGGCTTTGAAACTTAGGTGGGTGAGGGACAGAAGAACCAATTTCATGATTCTCAAGTATTCTTGTGTCCTGACCACCAACTCTCACGATCTTAGAAAAATAAAATCTACCTTGATAAATAAATGGATGAAAGCAAGGACCCTGACAACTTTACAGATTACAGTGACAGGCTAGGACGTCTTGTTGAGTCGACTCAAGAAAGGCTTAGGCTGAGACGGCGGTCACTTTCACCAAGGCCGGCGCGTCTTGACCCACTTTCCGAAATAGAAGATGCCGAACCCCCTAAACCATTATCTCCGGGAATGCCCACTACTCCTCGGAAGAGACGTGCAAGTTTTGTGCGTTTCCGCGAAAATGAGTTATTAGAGTCGTTAACGACGATGCAAGAAGCATTGTTGGCGCCTCAATTTCGTGATGCCTTCTCCGATGATTTACATGCAGCTCTTGAAGAATTTTGGGCCTTGGTAAATACCACCCTTGACCCGGAGATGGATTATGCGCTAGATAAACCCGTTTTTGATCCAAAACATACAAACCTCAAATTGGGAGTATCTTTGGCTCTTGGAGGTTATCTTATTCTACTCACGGAGATTAGTACACGTGGGCTCCAGTCACGAAACGAAGCCGACCGCAATCTTCCTCCGGGAGATAAAGTGGGTCAAGGAGCCGCGGCGAAATACCTTAGAGAAATAGGACATTATGTGGGTGAGTGGTTGATAACAGATACTTCAGCATCACGCCTGTTAGATCCCAGTGCATATGCAATTTTTAGAAAGGGTTCATTGTATTTGGTGAATTTAGCAATGACAATGACGGGGCCACTGCTCCATGGTTTGAAAGACGTTATCAAGAAGGTTTTAAGAAGTGATGTACTTGAAAGAGGAATGGCAGACGTAGCGGACAAGGCTGGAGATATTGCAAAAGCTGTCGGCCGTCTTAAACCCAGTATGAAGGTTACAGTATTGGCCCAAGGAGGAAGTACCTTACATAAGATAGCAGCAGACATTACCGCAGATGTAGATATGCATATTGACAAAATGACCGCCTATAGCTTTCTCCAAATCATTCCCTATGCGACTCTCGCCACCATTGCTCTTTTGGAAAAAGGGAAAATTCCCAACATTGTGGCGGTTCCCTTGCGTTTTGTAAGGGCCGCTGCGCAGGTTTATACCTGGTGGGATCTTAGTTCTTCCGTTTCAGGCATGATGCCCTTCTTAAAGGGTTCGTGTGATAAGCTTGCTGCCTTTCTCCGCGAGTATGAGGCAGCTTCAAAAGGTGGAAGTTTATTGGGAAGAGCTAAAGAATTTGCCACTACAGACTTAATTGCGCGCGGACAGCGTCTTCATCACTCACTGCTCATCAACTTACATGAGGCTGAAGATTATGGTATGTGGATAAGGGTGATCTTATGGGCCATGGTCATTCTTTTCCTAATTACAATTAGTGTGTCGTGGTACAAGGCCCGTAGAGCTAGACGTCAACTTCGTGATTTTGGTCATTTTACCCAGCTTACCCAGCTTAGTGACAAGGTTCATGAAGAATTGGAAAGGATTATGCCAGTTGATTCGGATGAATCTAGTAGTGACACATCAGAAGATGATGATGATTCGGATGAATCTAGTAGTGACACATCAGAAGATGATGATGATTCGGATGAATCTAGTAGTGACACATCAGAAGATGATGATGATTCGGATTATGAATCGGATAGTTCTTCAAAAGAGGACGATCAAGATTTTTTACAACAGATGGCTCTTCAAGCACTTCTCAAGCATAAAATGGTCAATTGAATCAAGGAAGATTTGTTGAAAATGCAATCTTCAGAACACTAAATTCCAATAAATGTCGAGTGAAACTTCTGAGTCTGGTGGGGTGTATGCGTCAGAACGGGTGAGACATTTTGCATTTCAATGCGGTGAAGTCTTTAAGCGATGTATGTTGGGTCTCTTGCGGAATGGTTTGGCGATGCGTGAAATTGATCCTCGCCTCGCAAGGGTGAGCCAAGAGGCCATTTGTCGATTTTCGTTGGAATCGTTGCGTGAATGGCCACAATCAACGCGTGATGAAGAAGCAGCAAATGCTCTCAGATCCTATCCGGACATGGGAGACAATTACAAATTTGCGTTTGTTCTCTATGCTCGCAATTTTTACGGCACGGACCAGTATGGCAATCGTAACGCTCTTGACCTCCGCATTCCTCCCTTTGCTTATTTCCTTTTTGAACTCTATTCTTTGGGCCTTGACGATCCACGAATCGCCTTTGACGGATTTTATGAAGGGGTGGATTATTGGAGATTCACAAAGACCTTGGTCAGGCGTTGTCTCTGTCTCGTCACCAAGGGAAGGGTGGCTCTCCAAGCCAATCCTGACGGTGGCCAAGGCGGCGTTACCCATCTTGGAGGTTCACCCGCAACGAATTATGCAAGTCCTCCAGCCTCCCTTGTGGTTGCCCATGATGTGAGTGAACCCATCGAAGACGATGTTCCTGAGAGTGAAGACGAGGCCGAAAGACGCCGTCGACGTCGGCATAGGCGAAGGCACCATCGGTCCTCCTCGAGGGACGACCGTCACTCACGCCACCGCCACCACAGAGAAAGACGGAGATTCAGTGAGGGTCCGCCCCCTCCTCTCCCTCCCTCGGTGGGACCCTCTACACCAAGTGGATCCCACTGGCAAGCGCCGCCAGTCATTTATCGAGGTGGGCAAAGTGAAGGAGCGGCAGAACCACCCGGCCGTATCATTAACATTAATGGGGGGTCGGATCAAATGCCTGAACGCAATGACGTGGATGGGACCTATGCAGGTATGGGTGCGGCCCCTGCCTATTCAGATGTTTCCTCCATGTCTTCAGACTCGTCTTCGAGACACTCTCTAGATTAAATTTTATGCTCGATTCAATTGACCGCAGGTCAACCAAATCGGAGGATTTGCACCTTGATTCAAATGGCCTTTAGGCCAATCAACCATAGCATTTTATGCTTCTTTTTTTATTGAGGTCCAAATCCTCCGGTTTGATTTCTTGAGCCTTGCTCTAGAATTTGAATATACAAGTCGAATCAGATCCGGGTTTTCATACCCTTTCAATAAATGGAATTGTATGTAGAGACTATGTTTCCAGAGTCGTTTTTTCACAAGGTGGTCAAACCAAAAACCATTCTTGAAACCATTGAGAGTAAGAAATATTGGTATTTATTTTTGATTCATCACCAAGTTCCAGAAGCTTTGGCTTGGGTGGAAAGCTTGGCAGAGGCTGGATTAATTCCCAAATCTCCTCCCTTGGCTCCCAAACGAGGTCCACGCAAAGTCCGTGTAGTGATGCCATGGGAACCCGAACGCCCGACCCCCTCTGCGGCAGCCTTGGATCGGCGTGCCTTGACTGACTCGAAAGGTGAAATCATGAGGATGGCCTTGCCTCCTGGCGGTCTTCCATCGCCTTCCAAAGCGCCATCGTCGTCAAATCCTCTTCCATCCGCCTCCCCCGGATCTACTACATCTTCCGTCTCACCCCCCGACGACGAGGATGACATTATCAACCTCGTGTCTAAAGAAGTCTTGAACTTTCTCCAATGGTCGGCCAAAGAAACCGTGGCCTTGGCCAAATCTTGCAAGGGGGCCGGTGTAATCATGGAAGGGGCCGATGTAATCAAGGGGGCGGTCAAAGGGGCGGTCAAAGCGACTGGCAGTGCCATTCGCCGCCTAAGAGGCATCGAGGATGAAGAGGTTGTCACGGCTCCAGACGCATGTGTCTTTGATTCTCTGGCAGGTGGCCCGACTCCCAAACGCAAATTGCCCATGATGCCTTCCCAGGCCCCCGTCTTGTCCCCCCAAGAAGAGAAACGGTGGGCCACTCTGAGAGGGTTATGGACTTGGTTGGGTTGGCACACGCCTCCCACCAAGTCGGCCAAGGCCATTACAAATCCAATTGAATTATTTTTTGCCCTCGTTGCCGACCTCATGGTCCTTCAAGCCTGGTTGGCCTATTCGGAGAGCCTCGACAGCCCTCATGGTCGCTTAGCGAAACCGCCTGTCGGTCCTCAGCTATCCACGGATCAAGCACGCGCCTTGTGGCCCGATTACCAGATGCGCCAAAAGGATGTTGAATTGCTTCAGGAGAGGAATCGTCGGAATGAAAGAAGGGGGGTTGAGGGCCCTGAGCCCGAAACCAAATGCAACGAAGAAGCCTTTAGGAAGTCTCATTTTTATGGGCAAGTTGTAGATGCATGGCCTCGCGTGGCAAGGGATGAGCGCCTGGGCCGTTTATGGTGTGATGTCTTCAATGACATGCTACGGCTTTCGTCTGAGGAATGGTCTGCATGGCCTGGCCAAAGGGGAGAGAGGGATCTCTTTATGAAAACTAAAGTTGGCTTTGACCTCCACCGGGGGATCGGACGCATTGGCTTTGGGGAGGCCTTGATGAAGAAAGACAAGGAAAGGGACTTGACAAGAGCCCTCTTGAATGCTCTCTACGAGGACAAGTTTTATGTCGAGAAAAAACCAAAGGCAAAGCCTCACCACAACCCCTTGGATGGGTTTGTCGCTGCCATGAAGGAAGAGACTGAAGGTCTTATGAGGCAGTATGTCGACGCGGCAGACTTGCGACGCTTGACACCCATGGATAGCCCCGATGATGCCTTGACTCGGCGGTGGTCCAATGCCTTTGAGAGGATGTGGGAGGTCATGGCTGTCGTTGAAGGTGAAGAGGCAGAGGTGGCCCATCCCGAGGCTGTCGCGGCGGTATGGAGGGAGGACCACGGCTACACCGGAGGACTATATGACCCTGATGGGTCGATTGGCCCGCTGGTCAATAAGTCACTCAAGACCTTTCGAGAGTTTTTGGCCAAAACGGCGTGGATATGGCAGGTGGCCTTTTGGTGGGAAGGGGTGGTCAGGGGAACATCGAACGACTTTATACTCTCCCTAGGGCCCCTCTACCTCCTCGCCCTTGCCCTTTCTCCTTCGGCGGCCGAGACAAAGACTTTGGATCCGGCGGTCCGAGGCGGCCTGGCATGCATACGACCCGCCTTGATCCAGTCAAACCTTTTCGAACACCCCGCGTTCCAAGGGAAAGACGGTATTGACCAAGCAAAGCTCACGGCCTTCCTTAGGGAAAGATTTTCATGGGCCAACACTCACGCGTCCTCCATCCTCAAGGATTCTAGGGAAACTCCTGCATGGAGGTATGATCTCCAACCTTCTCTCGACCATCTTGCAAGCCTCTACTCCTTCACGGCGTCCGCAACCCCGATGCCAGCCTCCTTGACCTCTCCAGAATGGAACCTTGACAAGCTGATGATCTACACGATGGCCATTGGACGAGGCACCTGCGGTGTCCAAGACGTCTGGCCCCTCCTGCTTCATCCAAAGGGGACCCAGTGGTTTGGCGAGGTGGGCGGTGATCTCATGGCAATCGGAGGCGCCATCCTCTCTTGCTACCTCTTGACACCCCCCGACGTAAAAATGCTTCTGGAAAAGGAGCCAACGGCGCGTGGCGAATGCATCTACCTAGTCCAACTTCTTTTTGCTGGTGGCCTCGTGAAACTTCTCCAGGGACGTCTCCCAGCCATAGTGATGCCGGGCCAAGGGCCGGACCTCCCGGGACTGGACCGGGTAAGGGTTTACACGGAGAGTGTATTTCTTCCCATTGACCACTCCCTTCGAGGGCCTTCCCATGTCCTTTCCACTCAAAATATTTTTCGTGGCTTGGAAGGTGCACCTCCTGATGAATTGGAGAAAAACTTTAGGTCGGACCTCAAAACCTTTTCAGCATTTATCCGTGACATGGCACGTTTGACCAAGGATGGTGATTGTTGGTCAAACTTTGAAATTCCGCCAAGGGCGAAATTACCACAGACATGAATGCAAGATTCCTTTTTGAAAGAAAACTCTGAGGCTCGATTTCGTGGTGAGAAATAAAAATGAAACGACGTCGTATTGAAGACACGGGTCCATTGGCCTGTATTTTAGTCTTGGCAGCCTTGGTGTTTATTGGAGCAGCCATCCTTCAATGGGCAAAATCAGAGAGAAAGAAGCGTGTCGTCCAGGTCTCGTTGCCCCTGGGGTCTCCGCCAGAAGTGGCCATCTATAGGATTTAAAGGGCCATTGGTTAAAGTCAATAAACATAAAACCAAAGATCCTCATCAAAACCCCACACCGTTAATTATGGATTCTTCTTACTCATCGTGCCTCCGCCTCGACCAGGCATCTTCAGTCATCTCCCTGACCATTGCAGGCATTAAAGGGGCAATCTCCCATGTGACTTGGCCATCCAATCAAGTCATTGGGTGCAAATCTTTGACCTTTGGACCCCTTTTGGAGGAATCCACTTCTCATCTCAAAGCCTGTCGCCGGATGGACTTGTTGTGGCGTATGGCCTGGAGGCAATGGAACGTTGAACCCGACGCCCTCATTCTAGATTGCGACGAGGAGATTGCATCGACATTCGGTAACCGCCACCGCATCCCCGTCATCCACATTGAAAGCCTCAAGGGCCACATGCCTGATTTTCATGACATGATGGATTTTTTTGAAGCGTCTCCTTCGTCAAACCTATGTAGGGTCAGCCATGGCGGCATGAATCACCACTACATTCTGCGAGTCCATGACGGAGATGATGGTTTGCTGCGAATCAAGGCTCTCGGAGGCATGCGCCAGTCGGATGCAGCCATCTTGATTAAACGCTCCATCTCGTTTCGCTACCCCGAGAGTCTTCGTCTAGCCAAGGCTGCGTGCAAACGCCCTCTACGCCTTGGTCTGAAGCCCAGCAAGATTTCACCTCCCACCATTCCTTACGTCCCGGCGAATAATTTTGCCAAGGGTTTCCATTCCTGGAAACGTATTCGCAACCGTGGAGAATTTTGTAGTGGATGCAAGAGGGTGTTTTGTCCCCACCGGTCTTTTCCATACTATGTGACATCCTCTCCCGATGTGGCCCCTCGAACCTTTCGTTGCCCGGAATGTTCATCCAATCGAATGGCACGAAGTGTGCGGTTGACGTCTGAGGCATGTGAGGCCCTCTTGAAACGATGTTTGGCTTGAGATAGCAGGGTGAGGGTCAGATCGCTTCGACTCTAGGTGACACCTCGTAATCTTATAGACGGCTACGTCGTCTGAGACATTGTCTCGAACCGCTAGGTAGCTCGTTTCCGTTAGCACTCATCCCTAAGCGTTTCGGACAAAATTACAATAAATTACCGAGATTTGAACACAGTTACTTGATTTCCAGATATCAATTTTATTATCATCAAAAAGACTACACTGCATCTGGTGGCGCGGCTCCACTGGAAGGTGGCTCATCACGCGACTTGGATCGGTGACGACGGTGGCGCCTTGAGGACCTATGGCGGCGTCGTCGGGAAGATCGGTGACGATCTTCCCTTGACCGTTCATCACGATGGGATCGTCGCGACTCTCTGCGTGATTCTCTTCGTGACTCATTCCGTCGTGACTCATGTCGAGACGAGGGACCGTCAATCACGGAATCCTCTTCCCACCACTCCTTGGGTCCGTCGGAGGTAGGTGGAGGGGGTGCAAATCGGGGAGCTTCATCCTCGTCATCGGATTCCAAGAGACCCGCCGCAAGTTCAGCCTTGGTGTTTTCTAAAATTTGTTCAAGCTTGAGTTGTTTAGCGACAATCCGTTGGAGAAGTTCAGGGTTCCGTGTAAGGACTTGAGTGGTGTCGTCGGCATCGTCAAGGATGCGTCGCCTCTCAAACAAAATCTTGTGAAGCTTGAGGATGGTCGAATTGAATAGGTTGACCCGCACACGCAATTTGTTTTCAAGAGCCAACAAGCGGGCCTCTTGAACTTGAAGTTCTTCCTCCACATCCCTCAAGTCGTCCAAGTCAAACGCTTCCTTACCTTCAGAAATAAAACGGATTTTGAGGTCGCGAAGCCCGAGAATGTCACGCTGCTTGGCTTCAATCTTGGTGTAGAGCGAGGAAAACATGGTGCGGACTTCCTCATCCTCAATCTGGGTAAGGTCAATCTCAATCATTTCATCCTGCTTGGATTTCTTCTTTCCCTTGCCATCCACCTGCGCGGGCACAATAACCCCAATGGTTCCTTGAGAAGGTGTGATGCCAACGCCTGGAGGGGACGTGCCCATCACCTGCTGGGTTGGGGGAAGGGTAGGGGGAATGGTCCCTCCAGCGAGAGCACTCACGGGAAAGGATTCCTTGGGTAATCCCATAGTTTTTGGGAGGTTTTGAGGAAATCCAACTTGGACATTTGCGGGCCCGATCGGGGCCAAGTGGCCGGGCGGTGCGAGAGGTGGACGTTCCATTTTGCTTAGACGGGGAGTAAATGAAGTGGTCTACAGGAACACATTTAAACAAGATTTTTATTTTTCCAAAAAGGAATCTTGGCGGAATTTTCAAAAACAGACCAATTCTACTTGATCAAGTGGTACATTCTTTGGCAGTAATTGGATTGACACACCCATGATCGGTACAACATGATCGGTACAACATAAACACGAGTTTGAAACGGTTCTGGATTTAGAAGCTTTGTGCTCATCCCATGAAAAATTTTCAAAACTCGATTCAGATACATGTTGGACATTTCATCCGAGGCACATCCGTCTGATGATTTGAGAGGAGGACATTTGAACATATATCTAGGGCTGAGGACAAATGAATTGATACCTGGAAATCCAGTAACGCTGTTAAAATCACGACAATCTATTCTAATTTTGACCAAAGACCATAGGGTGAGGTGTCAGTTCATCTGACCTTCACCCTAACCATGATGAGGCGCTTTGCCAATCGAGGGCATTTGGCCTCCCCCCATCTTAACCTCATAGGCCAGAGTCTTGGTCTTGGAGGTCAACACAAGGATAAAGGCAATGACGACAAAAACAAATGCAAACCAAAACAAAATAAGAGAGGTCCTCGCGATGCCCATCTGAGACGCCTTGATGGTCACACGGTACTTGTCTTCATCGGACGACTTGGAAGCATTGAACATGGTAGAGGTCAGCACCCCAAATCCAACCATCTCAATCAAAAACAAGACAAGAACAAGAGCTAGCAAAAATGAAATGGCAATGACATGACCTTTGGCGACATTCATTTTTATTAATTTTTAAGGAAACCAAGTTTTTGAGTTTGAAAGAGCCATTGCGAAATCTTGGTTCCTTGGTAAAAAAAACATGAATCCTGGATCCACCTACTGTCCTTTTGACGTTTTTGATGACTATGGTCCCGAACTTGCCAAGGCCGCCTTTAGTGACCCGAACCCATTGGTCAAGGTGAAGAAGGAGGACTTGCCGCCCCCCATCAAGGACGAAGGCGAGGCAAAGGCTGTGGAGGTTGGCGCTCAGCCAAGTGAGGCACGGAATGAAGGCTCAAAGAAGTGCGTTTCGGCCTTGGAAGAAAAATACGGTGTTGATATTATTCCTGAAGAGGAGCGTGAGGCCTGGATGGCGGCCATGCAAAAGGGTCAGATGGGGATGCCCCTTGACGAGAGTAAGTGGTCAGACCACCCCATGTATCCACCACGCGGAGAGGGGGAAGAAACCCTGCACCCTTTGGCCCTTATGGTGAAGCGGTACAAGCAAACGACCTTGGAAGATTCTAAAGAAGAAAAGGAAACATCTGCAGCAAAGGAGGAAAATAACGAGGGAAACTCTTCAGATGGTGAAGGAGAGGTCAAGAAAGAGGTCCGTTCGGCCAAGGAAGAGGTTCCTCCAACGAAATCGTCTTCATGGTTCCCAACCTTGTGGTAAATAAAACATCAAATTTTACAACGTTCTCATTCAGCAGTCAGTTCCTTGACTATTTATTTAATAACCGAGCTTGGCTTGGACCTCCTTGTACTTGCGGAGGTTCATGGCCTGCTTCTCGGCGTAGACGTCCTTGGACCACATGGAGAGGGTGCGGCCGTCAGAGGTCGGCTTGGCAACATGGACAAAATTGTTCTCTCCGACATCCGTCGGCTGGCTGCCGCGCTGGATACGCGAGTCCACCTGGTAGAGGCCCCAATGAGCAGAGGGACGGGCAGTGGCACGGTAGTCCTGGAGGTTAGACGGTCCGGTGAAGACTTGGGAGAAATCCTTGGCGTAGTTGGCCGTGAAGGAGTCCTCCGGGTGACCCGGACAGAAAGGCTTCCGACCGGCAAAGGCAGCATCGGCACCCCAGTTGTAAGAAAAGTTACGCTGACCAAAGGCGGGGTTCACTGCGGGAGTGGGGCCCATAGCCTTGGAGATGTAGGGCTGGCCGAAAAAGCGGCGGGCAGCCGAGGTGTAGGCGGGATCACCAAGGTTGCATGGAAGATCCAGGTGAGCAGGGCGGCCATAGCCAATCATACCGATGGCAGGAGTTTGGGTCGTAACGTAATCGGCCATTGTTTATCTTTCTCCCACAAAAAAATATCCTTGGTCTGAGAGGGAGTTGCAAAAGAATAAACTCAAACTTTTGATCTTTCGAGTCTTCAGCTAATGTCTTGGTATCCTTCAAGCAATAAATTTATTTTTTTTACCTAGCGGTGATGGTGATTGTGGTGAAATTCATTTGCCCTCGCCTCTATCCCTATAGAGGCTCACCCCTAACAACAATCGAAACGTCGTCTTGATGGCGAAGGGGCAGCCAAGCGAAAAGGAAACTCTTGTTTTGGTTCTTCCACCTTGGTCATTGTCCATCCATTTCCCAGGCGCACCTCTCCCCTAATTTTTTCAACAGTCAAATGAAAGACCTCGGTCAAGATCAGAATAGATGGATCATTCTTGGCAGACGTTTCCGTGTAAACCAATTCATTTTCCTTGGCAAACGCCTTGGCTTCTTCAAAAGAAACCTCGCGTCTATCTGCAAGGTCACGCTTATTGCCAACGAGAATCATGGGGCACCCTGGCCTTGCATACCTCTCCACTTCCCCCATCCACATGGGAACATTCTTGAAGGATTCTCGGTCGGTGACGTCAAAGACAATAATCACCCCATGAGCGCCTCGGTAGTAGGAGGAAGTTATGGTGCGGAAACGTTCTTGGCCTGCCGTATCCCACATTTGAAGCTTTGCCACCTTGCCATCTTCCAACTGGATCGTCTTGATGCGAAAATCGACACCAATTGTCGAAATGTAAGAGGGTTCAAAGATATCGTCGGTAAACTTAAGGAGGAGGCAAGTCTTGCCCACTCCAGAATCCCCTATCAAGAGGACCTTGAATAGAAAGTCGTGCTCAAGAGACATTTTACTAGGTAGATGAGAAGTAAGCGTCTTCAATTATCTCTGAAGACATGTGTGGCTTCTCTGCCAAATCACCAACTCACAAAGATTTGTGATTTCACTCCTTCTTTTAATGGGATTCTTCGCAGGTATAACCGTCTCAATCGAATCACTCCTTTAACCTAACCACCCCATAAATAAATTCCGGAAGCCACAAGCTGGAGTCAAGTGCAGGAGGCGTAGATGATGCTCGGCGGTTACACCGCAAGGTGACAAGTTCTGCGTCTTCGGTATGTCCGAAAAGTCGACGTGCGTCGTCAAGGGTGGTCAAGCCAGGATAGTCGTCCAAGCCCCAATCCGACCTTGGGACAATCACTCCATAGGGGACCATGGCACACATGGCTGGTTGGCCTTTCCACAAGAGGTCTTCCACAACAAAAAATCGTCCTTGGTGGGTGATTTTGGGAGGCTCCCCATAATCACACCGACGTAACTCCCAGGGAAGAAGGATGCCATAGATCACCTTGTGGCCCTCCTTGGTTTCGCGCTCGACTTGAAGAAGGGAAGTTCCTGTCATGTTGTGGAGAGAGGAAATTGGATTGGAACCACAAAACCAAATAGAAAAATTCTTTTTTTACCAATCATCCTCATCGTCATCCCAGTGGTACCCTCCCTGATAGGGCAAGTGGTCAGAGGTATTCATCTCCAAATCCACATCTTGTTGCATGATAACCCAATTCACTGCTCGGACAGGGTGGTTAAAGACTAAAGGAGTGGGTTTGGGAGGCAAACCATGAATAATTCTATTGTTTCCCAAGAAAGGAATGGGAAAAGCGGGATAACTGGGAGACCTAGGGGGTGTGGATTGTGGCTCTCTCTCTTCATTTCGCTTCGGAATTTGACGTCGACATATCGGACAACGCAAGTCTTGGTGGTCTTGCAGGTGGTCTTCGTAAGACGTAAAACACCGTTCATGAAAGGCATGGGAGCATGCCAGGCGGATCAATTTAGAGGACAAGTCACCACGACAAATTGCACAAACAGGTGCGTCTTCAAGTGTTCAATGATCGCATGAGTCTACACGGTTTGTAGAGGGGGCGGGAAGATGAAGAATTTGGCTATTTTGGTCCACTTTGTGGGGACTTGTCGACATAGTAAATAAAAAATGTCAATCGTGATGTCTAATTAAGTTTTTGAATTAAGAAACCTCAATTCAAAATATTTATTGGGCAAGATAGGGTTTGGCCTGTGTCCAAAAGCCCTGGGACTGGTCAGTCGGAAAAGCATCATTGTCTTGGACTGGAAAAACAACGGTAGGGGATCCGGCAAGGGGAGCCGTGTCTGAAAGAATATTGTTTTCATTCAACCAATAGGGACGCTGAGGTGTCGCAAGGTCCGGCCGTGTAGTCGGGGCAAGGTAGCCCACAATGGGTTTGGCGTATTGGATGATGGGAGGGGGTCGGCACCCAATCCAAGGGGACGGGTACTGGCGAGTGATTTGGTTGGTGCAGCTGACAGCTGGCTGAACATAGGGAGTATGGGGATGGGAAGTGGCAGCGTGATAACCAGACATTTTAAACAAAGGGAAAGGTTTTGTACGAGGCGCCCTCAATCCAAGACTGAAAAGTAATTTCCCCCGATCTTCACATCTTGGTTCTTCTACCTCAGGCTCCTCTCCAGGTTCGCCGTCCAAGGTGGTCGAGTGGGCAAGAGGAGGAAGGGGAATTCCTCCTAGACCGAGACGCGTGTCCCAAGGCTTCAAGTGGTGGGAAGGCGGAACAAGTTTCATGAGGACTGTGGAGCAAATACGCAGAGTCTTGTCGAATTTTGAGCGGGCCACCTTGCGCGTTGACACATGATCTACTACAAACTTTTCACCCTTCTTGGTGGTGTGGCCCAAGAGGACGTCGCCGTGGGAGGGGTGGGAGTAGAGCAGGGTCCGACCATCGGGCGAATGCACATAGGGTTCAGCCTTTCACCTCTCACGCCGGACCTTGATAAAGACACACTTGTAACGGCCCTTTTCCAAAGCGGCTTCACCCTTCAACCACCTCATATAGACCTCACGTTTGGTCAGGTTGGATTTGGACCATTCCTTCTCCATGTAAGCCTTGTGGTCATCGGTCATGAGTTCGTCACGCATTTCGGTAAAAGTACATGCGAGGCCACGTTTGTCGGAAGGATCTAAAGCCTTGAAAATTTCCGCTTGAAGATCCTCGGGAAGCTCCATAGAGGGAATTTACAATGAGAAGAAAAGAATTACATTTCAAATGACTGCAACCCTGTCACGCTTACCACCCAATGCCATGGCAAAGGAATAGGTAGGCGGCGACACACCCGCCATAGGAGGGTGAAGGACGGGAACGAGGCGGTGGACACGGTGGCCCACGGGAGAGGGAAGGGTCAAGTCAATGAGCCAGCCAAGGGTAGCGTGTGGCCGCGCCGTAAAACGCACCAAGGAGGCTTCTGACCATGGCTTAATGCCAGACACCCGTGGCTTGAAAAGAGCGTCTTCTTCGAGTCCTTCCTTGGCCCATGCCACGACGTGGTCCTTGAAAAAATCATTGGTCAAGAGAAAGCAGTCTGCCTTGAGCGCTGCCCCAATGGCAAACCAGTCGTCGTTGAGTCCGCGGCTAGTCAACAAGATCTTGTCCTTCCACTTGGAGAAAAAGTTGGCCTGGGGATCGAGTGGACGCGGCATTCCACCACGACCACGAGGTGTTGCGTGGCCGCCACGTCGTGACATGCCACCACGGCAGCCACTGCGCGGCGAGTGGCGCGCATTCAAGACGACAAGAGGCTTGAACCCCTTAAAGACGAGGGTGTGGCAAAGAGAATTGAGACGAGCAAAAGACATGGTGTCGAGGGTTTGGGTTCCATGGTACAAGACGTTGGCACCGTCAATAACAATGTCAAACCCATTGGTGAAAATCTCCTTCATGGCCATCTCAAAAGCTTCAGCGCCGCGGCGCCCGTACTCATCCTTGAGGTAGGAGGTCAACTCGCCAAATAGGCGTTCACGAGTCCCGGCTTGAAGGCGAGGATCCTCTACCCATGTGAGGTCTGCCGGGTCAGCTTCAGTCCATGGACTGACAAGATGGGGGAGGTGAATGGAAAGCTTGGCATCTGCCATGACCCCAAGAAGGGACTTCCAAATCTCCTTGGGCATGGAAGGGACACCCAAGGTGATGAGGTCCGTGGCGTCTGGGTTAAAGTGACGGACCAGGATCTCTTCAAACATCTTGACCATCTGGTCCCAAAGACCACGACGGACGAGGGCCATCATGACCAACATGACGGACCGCTTACGCACAAGCTTCGACGCGACGAGAAGGTCCAAAAGCTTTGTGGCAAGTTCAAGATTGTCGGGGCGCGGATCAGGAATCCCGTCTCCCTTGTCACGCAAAAGGCAGGCGAGAGCAAGGATTCCAAGTTCCTTGCACCATGGAGCGGATGACCACTTGAAAGGGTCGTTCAAAACCAAGCCAAGATCTCCAAGAGCCGCCTCCATCTCCAACCATTCCCCTGCGGAGCGCATTCCGTGAAGAATCCGCCCAATCTTGCGCATCATGTGCTTCGGAAAAGAGCCGCTTGGTTCTGCCTCGATGCCCTTTGACCGAAGAGTTTCCCATTGCGCTTGGTAGCTTGTCGCCATGGTAAATATGGGGAGGACGAATGTAAATGTGGGGAGCGTTCGCCCAAAACTTTATTAAAAGATACAATCATTTAAAGAAAATGTCTATAACTGGTCCCGAGGTTGTCAAGGTCAGAATCGAGATTGGCAAAGGGTCGGTTGTCAAGTACGAGTGGTCGGAAGCCCACCAGTGTTTGGTGGTGGACCGCATGCTCCATGGGTCAGAGCATTACCGTTTCAACTATGGAGAGATCCTGGGGACGATGGGTGGTGATGGTGATGCTCTTGATGCCGTGGTCCTCACGGAACCCAAATTGGATCCTCCTTGCATCTTGGATTGTCGGGTGGTTGGAATGTTAAAGACCTTGGATGAAAAGGGGCGGGATGAAAAAATTATCCTTGTGCCAGTCAAGGACCCGGACATGGCATACGCTTTGGATATCTCTGACATTTCCAAGGGGACCCTTGACAAGATTGAAGGCTTCTTTAAAAATTACAAGGCTCTGGAAGATGGAAAGTTTGTCGAAGTTGAAGGCTTTGAAGGACGTGAAGCCGCCGTCGCCCTCATCAAGGCGTCTTCTCTACCAAAAACTTCATGACGGTCTACTACGACTAAACTTGGCGGATACTTCTTCAAGCGAAAGACAACCTTCTTTTTGGGCCTTTCGAAGACGCTCCGCAAAGACCTTGTCTTCAGCACGGTGTTGGCCATCCATACCCAACGGCCTTCGGAAAATCATTAGATAGTTGTTTTTGGAATCGAGTTCACATGGGGACCATCCAATGTGACGCCACCCATAGGACATTTGAATGCCAAGCCATCGCCACGAATCTCCGGGGCATCTTCCCTGGAGGATGTTTCGTTTGGTGACTTTGGCGGCACTCGTCTTCCAATCCAATGCAACGGTGCGGTATTGGTACTTGTCGTCCATGTACGTTTCACTGAAATAAAATCCCGGTATATTTAACCATTTTTTGGCCGCTTGTATAGTTGACGTGGGTAGAGCTTGCATGGGCGGTCAAAAAGGAAAAGTGAGACCTTTACCTTTGAGAATCAAGATGTTTGATTCCCCTGTCGGAAATTTAAACAAGACTTAAAATGACTTCTATTCCAACATTTATTCCTACCTACACCCATATGGGTGAGTATGTGTATCAGCCCGAAGGACGCATGGGACCTGGCTACTACCTCATCCAAACCCCCTCCTCAGCTTCGTCACAACCCTCTCAGGCAAGTGGAGGCGGCTACCCTCGCAGCGGTGGCTCAGGAGAATACGGGGCTACCCCGACACCCTTTTACCCCTCCCCGACCTTCCAAGGGCCCTTTGCAGGCTACGTCTTTAAACATGACGTCTATGGTCAAGGTTATTACCTCGACGCGAAACGGTTTTGAAAAACAATAAAGTAAATTTTTATTCCGAATCTTCATCCCCAAAAAGGTGGGCAAAAGCAGACTCGGTGTTGGGGACGTCATCAATCGTAACGCCCAAAGCTTCACCTCGGACAAAGGTTTCACAGTGTGGGTCACACCGGGCCTCCAAAACGTCCTCGTCAAACGCTTCTTCCACGGCGTCACCGTCAATGGGGATAGCACCACAAACCTTACGGAGACCGTCGGCACCAAGACCACGCACGCGTGCCTCGAAGACATCAAGGTCCATCGAGAGGGCAATCGGAAGCTCCTTGGCAGAAGGTTGCAGGCGGTAAGACTGGTAAAGCTTAATGGCAGAGGCTTCGTCACCGCCCTTGAGAGCCGCCACAATCTCGTCCACCTGGGTCGTTTCTGCAAGAGGGAAGACCGTGGCTGCGGACGAAGAGATTTGGAGGGCTGGCAAGAAGGGATAGACGGAAGCGACAATCGTAGCTACATCCTCAAGTGGTGTCTCGGTGTGGGCGAGCACGACAGGGACAGCGTAGGAGAGTGCACGCGTGGAAGGCTCGGTGTCAGTGGGAAGGCCCCCGTCAACCTTGGCGGCCACACGCATGACCTTGGTGAGAGTGGGCATCTCCTCACAAGACCCGATGAGGTTGGCAAGAGCATTGATGGCAAGGTAGGCAAACTCCAAGTCATCACCCATTGGGTTGCCGGGGAGGACAGAGTTGATGTAACGAGCCACACGGAAGGCAACGCAATTGACCCTGTCGTCAGCATGAGCACATCCAGCCAAATCTTGGACGTAGAGCAAGAAGGCCGTGACATCAAAGTCAAACCGCTCGACACCCTTCTCCTTGAGGGACGAGTTTAGAAACTCTTCCGTGAAGCGGGCATCTGCCGAGTAGTCCGACTCGGAGTCGTCGGAATAGGAATCGGCGTCACTTGCAGAGTCGCTATCGCTTGCCGAGTCATCACCGCTTCGAGAGGCCTCACTGTAGCTTGCAGAGTCGCTATCGCTTGCCGAGTCATCACCGCTTCGAGAGGCCTCACTGTCACTTGCCGACTCCTTACGGGAATCTTCGCGAGAGGCCTCGTCCTCTTGCTGCGCGGCAGTAGCATCTTCGGCGTCACTGGCAGAGTCATAGTCGCTTGCCGAGTCTTCGCCACTCTCTGAATCTTCAGAACGAGAATCGACTTCAGAGCGCGAGTCTTCACGTTGGCGACGGCGCGATGGGGAAGCGGCCTCTTCCTCGTCGGAGTAATCGTCTTCTGAGTCATAGGACGACAAGGAGCCTCTTGAAGAATCCGAGTCATAGGAATCGGTAGACGATCCAAAAGAATAGGCGGAATGATCCTCATCCTCTCCGTCATTGGACGCATCAGTCCTTGGCTCGGTGGCAAAAGGGTCACTGTCCACAACCGCAGGCTCGTCTTCTTCGTTGTCCTCATGATCGTCGTCTTCATCGCTGCTGTCAGAGGTGTAGCCTCTAGATTCATTGTCAGACGAATAATCCGAAAGGGATGAACCGCTCACATCAGAGTCAGAGTCGGAACCCGAGTCAGAGGAATAGACAGACTCGTGGGCATTGGCCGGGGGCTGAAACCAACCCGCAAAGTCTGGTTTGGAATCTCCCGTTGGCTCTTGGGTCACGGGCTCCTCCTCTCCCTTGACCTCTTCTTCGCCCGGAACCTCGGCAGGCTCCTGTGCAAAATCTTCATCGTCGGAAAATGAATGGCGGATTTTACGTGCGCGACGGGATCCAAGCATGGTTTTTGTTTTAGCCAGTCGGGTTAATGCCAAAGCCGCTGGGTGGACGCAAATAGGCTGAATGAACTCGGGATAAACGAAGGATGGGGATATTTATTTGCGTTCATTTCTTTAGAGTCGAGTGATCCAATGATGTTTATGTAAAAAGAAAGTAATTTCATTTCGTTTCGAATGCTACCTTTGCACACATCAATTCACCCCATGCAGTATACCAAACGTCGACGTGAACCAAGTCAAGTCGTTGGCTTGTCTTCCCACCCCAAACGCGTCTTTTCGTCTGACCCTTCCCTCCATCTTTCTCTCAAGAAACGTTACCCCGCGACCCCGCTTCCATCCCCATCCCCTCCGTCGGCCCCTGCTTACAATCCTCAAAATGTCATGCTTGAAGAATGGCGCCAAGCGGAACGCTTGCGATGGGAGGCCCATGTTGCCAAGATTGAGATGGAAAAGGAGTTTTATTTGAGATCGTTGCACCACTTGCAAATGGCCACCGCGGGAGGCACTCGAAGCCAATGTTACCTTGTGTCGTGAGTGGATTTACAAATCAAATAAATTTTTAAAAAATGCATAAGCAGAATGGGAAGGAGGGTTGTGATGTAGCTATTCTACACTAAAAATCTGCCCAAGGAGGTTTCACAAATCTTTGTTTGGTGGAGGACAATGGCAGATCCAACTAGTGCAGTAGCCCCTACTAGACCTGGAGATTTCCGGGATTGGAGGTAACAAGTCATAGAGAGTAAAAGACCATTGATCAAGTCACACCCCATATTCAACCACTTGCCATACAACGTAACTTGATTTGTTTTCCTTGCCAGGTGTCCATCAAGATGGTCACCAAGCTCCCCAAGAAAGGCAAACACAAAAGGAAGTAAAAGAGGCTTCCCACTTGACCACCACAAGACAAAGGAAATTAGCCGTAGGCCCAAGCTTCCTACAGTGACATGGTTTGGACGGATGCAATGGCGTATGCAGAGGTCGACGAGGGGATCAAGGAAAAAAACTTTTTTCAAGGTGCATTTATTGCTTCACTCGAGATTTTAAAGGGGATTGAGGGGTCCCAATGGATTCGACGGACCAAAGATGGGGTCAGGGGAGAAGGGAGGGATGGGCAGGTTGCCTGGCGGGGTTGGTCCTAATGGGGGAGTGGGTCCTGACGGGGTAGGCTCTGATGGCGACGGTCCCGACTGATGGGTTGCCGCTTGGTAGGGGAAGAGGGCAGCATGGGCAGACGCTTCAAAGGTCATGACGGGTTGACCTGCACCAGCGACATCCCCAGTGATAGTCGCGATGGTGCCGGGATGGGTTCCATCATACATACGCATCTTAAAGTAGCCGCCCATACCCCAGTCAGCACCCCATGAATTTTTGACAAGCCAGTAATTACCGCCAATAGGATCCTTACCCCATCCGATAATTTCCAAGGCATGGCCCCCCATTTCTGTGTTGGTGCGACCAAGCTGCTCAGACGTCAGAGGATGGTAAACACCCTCTTTGTAATGACACATGAGATCCAAAAACACTGTCATTCCCGCCGTGATGGGACCATTGGTCATAATTTCACGCTTCATTGCTTCCACAATGGATCCACCATTGGAAGGGATGCGGAAGGGATCCGTCGCATCCCCCTGAGGCAATGGCTTGGAGTGGAGAAGAGAAGCACCTTTCGCTTCTTCCAAGACGGCAGGGCAGGCCTGAACCTTGTGGCATTGTGCCGAAGATTCGCCCGCATGTGCCGTGTAGGTCACATAGGACTTTGGAGGGATTCCCTTGTCCCGAATGTATTCCATAGGGGTAACCAGATCGGACCCACAACATCCAAAAGGCTGGTCTGATGGTTCCATTGCACATGACACCATGGTCTGAGCGGAGTAGGGTGTCATACAGGCTTGACCGCTTTTCTTGGTGGCCCTCATACAAGCGATCGTCTGACGGTCCGTGGCTGCTCCCGCTGCCGAAACGGCCCAACACGACCCACACTGACCTTGATTCCGTACAGGAGAAATAGTTGTATGGTCACGCCAATCAAAGGATTCAGGAAGGGTTGAGGCTTCTGACCCAAAGGAAGACGATGGGGTGCCATGGCCTGTGGGTCCAAACACCAGTCTATCAGCCGCCAGGCGATCCCTCGCCGACGGGGTATAACCCTGAATACCCTTCAAGGCCTTGGAGTCAAGGTGTAAAATGAGGTTGTCATCGCCAGTGGCTGGATAATGAGCCATGTGGCTGCCGCCCCGAACCGCCGCAGGATGATGATGATGAGGTGCTGCATAGGCCTTGACTGCAGGAAGACTCAGGGTCGTCATTTCATATGCCTTGGTCATGTCCCGACTTGAGGGTTTAAAGCCAAGGTAGTTCTTAACTACTTCAGCCGGTGCAAAGGAAAAGGGTGTGACGCCTGCCTTCCAGGTGTAAGGTCCTGTCGTTCCTGGAGTTGCCGCAAACACCTTTCCTTCCTTGGCAAGCACATTGTGACCAACCAACATTGTCTTTTGAACTTCATATGCCGCATTGATTCGAGCATTTGTGGCATGGACACGGGAGTGAAGGTCCATTGGGTTTTTTATTGAATGATATGAAAAATGAGTAATCTCCTTTGGCAATTGGCAGTGAAGGAAGAAATCGATGACATGGATTTAGTCGACTTGGAGGAGCTGAGAGCCGGTTATGCTGCAGCCTCGGCGGGTGCCCTCATGCAAGTGGGTGCGTCTATTCCATGTCCTTGGGGCTATGGATGCTATGGCCCTTGGTATGGCTACGGAACTCCGTGGCCCTATGGAGCCGTTTCGCTTTATCCCTGGCGACGCCGCATCTACCCTCGCCGCCGGTGGGTATGGTAAACTTGTGTAAATAAAAAAGTTATTCTGGATAGCCGAGGGGAGGCGCTACGGCCCCTCGATCAATCAAGGATTTAAGGGATTTGAAGGTACATCTCCGCAAAGAGGATGTCAAGAGGATCTCCTTGATACCAACCAAGATGCGACCTTTGTTGGATGATTTTTCAAGGAGATGCTTGTAACAATTGTCACAAAGGTTAATCCTCACCATTGGGTCATTGCTCCGGTCACGCATCGCCCAAGCAATGCCAAAAGGGTCCGTGACATCCACACGAAAGTCAAGATCTTTCGTGGCTTCTTGGCCACACCCAATCCGATTACACCTGTCTAGACTTGGGTCCTCTACCTCTTGAACCACCACACATCCACGAATGGAGTCCTGAATGGCATCAAGATCAGTTTCTTCCAGTCGTCGATCTGAAGCCGTCTTGTAAACGAGTAAACAATAGCAGGTCATTGTGTAATACAAATGGACGTGTGACTTTTTAGCTCCCTAAAAATCAAATAAAGAAATTTTATTTCTTCTCTTCCTGAGGCACGGCAGAAAGACTTGGTGCCGACGTGTCCATAGAAGTTGTATCAGGAGACAAATGACTCGGAGGGGAAGGGTGGGCGGTGGATGAAGAGTCTCCTGCCTTGGCCCGGGACCTCTTGTGCCTCTTGACCAAGACAATAGGCACAACAATAATGGTGACGATGATTCCCAAAAACAAGAGGATAAAGGCAAGAGATGTGAAAAGGGTTGGAGCGGCTTGTTTCAACGTCAACTTTTTGGAGCGAAAAATCTCAAGCGTAGACGAGGATGGCTCGAGGCCTGCCGTTACGAGTCCCCGTTTCAGGCGGAGGTCTTGTGGATCAAAGGCCATGGCCTCAAAGAAGCAAGTCCCTGACGGCTCCATCGCATCGACGGCGTCATAGAGGTAGCCGTGACATTCAATGTTTGTGCCCGTGATCGCGGGGATAAGAGGAGGGAGAAGCATGGTGCCGAGGGATGGAATTTGGAGGGGAGGCCAAGGTTTGGGGTAGGAGGGTGACGCTGAGGAGCGGGTGACGGGGAGACGGAGGTAGAGGGTCTTGCCATCCACCTTTAGGGTGTAGGCACACGGGAAGGGATTAGATGGACCAAACTTGTTTGTCGAGGTGGCCTCAAGGGTCAAGGAGCCATTCACCTTGTAATCGGCGCCACCCGTCGCCACATGATACCGGTGGAGCATTAGGCGTGGGGTCGTAAAGGTATGACCCGGTTTCATCAAACTAACATCGAGTCCGGTATAGGCATACATGTAGACCACCGGGTCGGCATAGGCGGTATCGCCGGGTTTGTAGACGGGCTGGACCGTCCCCCAGATCCAAGAGGCTGGTTGGAGTGACCCAAGCCATAACTTCCAAGTGGCAAGAAGTTGACAAATAAAATTGGAAGAAGATGTCCACACGGAAATGCGCTGACGGTCAAGCCATCCAGAAGGGATGAGGGGTAGGGCAACACCGGGCGTAGGTTGGGTCGGAACCAAGGTCACACCCCCAATGGTCCCCTTCTTGAGATGAAAATAGGGCTGAGAGCCATACCATGATCCCAAACCACATGCACAAGAGCATCCATTCTTTGCATTCCATACACCGGGTGATGTTGTTGTCAAGTCGACGTCCACCACGGGGACCGTCTTGGTAGTAGCGCCACCAGCCTCGAGCCAAATCTCGGTGATCGTGGCATGGAGCTCGGTGAAGCCCTTGGTAGCTGTCAAGGAGACGGACCACTTGGAAGGCTGGTCTGACCCAAAATTTTTGGTCTTTCCGGTTGCCGGATCCACAACACCCATCTCTTCAAGGAGGATAGAGAGGTAGGTGGGTGAAGACGAGTTGGAGAGGCCACAAGAGTAAATGCCCTTGGTGGTTCCTGGGCGGGAATCCACAGTGACATTGGTAGGGTGATTGAAATCGGGTGATCCGTCACCAATCACCCGCCACGTTACCTCTCCCTTGGACCCCTTGACCGTGTAGCCGCCGGCCACTGCCCATACCGATGCCTTTGCCAAGGAAGGATAGCCCTTGGAAGCGGCTACCTTCTTGGTCATGATCGGCTTGCGAAAAATCATGAGGGTCATCGAAGCATAGGGGTCGGTAGGGTCGTTGGTCACCTTGGATGAGGAGACATAATACCACCCAATGCCTTGGGCAAAAGGGGTGCAGGTGGCTGCTTGGGAAAAGGGCAAAGACGTCCCGGAAAAGGGGTCAAGGCCTGCCTGGAAATTGCGGGCATAGAGACCCGTCAGGGCATTCACTTGGGACCAAGAGGTCAAGCCTTTGGTGGAGGCCAGGTAAGAAAGTAAAGCATTGTCCGTGTCATCTTGGTTGGGTGACAAGGCAGGATGGTTTTTGCGATAATCGTGAATCGTGTCGATGATGGATTGTTTGACAGCTCCAAAGGATTCCATTTTATTCTTGGGTTAGACTTGGTGTCGGAGGATTTTCCATCACACCAGGCTCTTCAACAACCTCAGACCGATCGGGGATAATACCTCTCTCCACCATGTCACCATGGCATTTTTCAATGAGGGAGGAGGCCGTCGTCTTGAAGACTCCGGGGACAAAGGCATGGACTGCCAAGGCAGATGTGGCCCCTACCATCTTGAGCCATAACTTGCCAGCGGCCCGAAAATGTTGCCAGTAGGTCTCTCCCACACTACGTGGATGATCAAAAAACAACTTGTCAATCATGGTTAGGTTTTTATTAAGAGGACATCAAATCAAATCGGCCCAATCAACTTGCGGGTCGGGAATCATGTCGGTGATGGAAGTGGTGGAGGGTTCTGCTACTTTTTGAGCCTTCATGTCTTTGGCTTTTGGTTCTCTTGATTTCGTGGGCTTTGGGTTAGGGCGTTTTAAGGCTTCCCACCTACGTACATCTTGGCTTTGGTGAGGAGGTCGTATGGGGGATCGGACAAGAGGTGTAGGCTTGGTCTCCTCCTCTCTCGGATTCCTCCGCCTTGACCTAGTCTCTCTTTCAGGTCTTGACCTTTCCCCGTTCCTCGCCCTCTCGCGTCGCCTCATAGGCGGGCCGGGCCGAGATGCTTTTTCGTCTTTGGCATTTTGGTGGGAAGAAGCAGCAGCTTTCTGTGTGACCACAACACGGCATGTCCTTTCCACCTTGGTCGATGTTAGACCTCTAGCAGCATGGGTCGGTCGTTGAACAAGTGGTTGAGACTGGAGGGCCTTGGCATAGGATTTGGGTTTCGGGCGCTCAAGCTTCTCGACATGCCCCGGATCCGCAGTAGTGGCTTGTGGCTCTACCCCGGTAGGACCTTCGTCTACAGGAGCCTCGAGATCCGCCAAGGGAACAAAATCATCTTGAATGATATAGTCGTCACTTGGACCCCCATGTCCACCAAAGGCGGGAGTCACGGCGACTTGAAAATCAAGCGAGACGACTCGTGCATCCCAAGGAAAGGGTCGGTAGGGTGACACCTCGAGATAGGTTTGAAAATCCATAGCTTTACTCTTGAGATAAAAAAAGTTTTAGTTGTATTTCAACAGATTGCAAGTTTTTTTTGAGGGAGGTAGGCGTGAGTTCAAGGCAACTTTAGTTTGAGTCTCAAGCGTTACGAATCGTCTAATCGCGTGTGCCACCCTTCTTCTTGGCCTTTTCCGCAACGGCCTTGGCGTAGGCCACCAGTCGCTCCTCTTGGCGCCGTCGAGAATCACGCTCACGCTCCTCCCTCTCCGCCCAAAGGGTCTCAATGTAGTGGGAGCCACCGCGAATGGTGACACCCATGTAGGCTGGGTTTCGTGAGTGAGACTTGCGACCAACCCTGACACGACCAACCGTGTCAAAGGTTCCATGGGGATGGGTGCAAAAGGGTTTGCGGATGGAAGACCACTTGGGTCCCGCATTGGCAATGTTGCGTGCATGTTGCTCCCACGCCTTTGACCAAGCACCTTCGCCTTGAGATGCCCAGTGACGTGCAGACTTGAGAGCCTCCAGGTAGGCTTGCATGGCATACGAGTTTTCCTTGAGGTAACGGATGGACCTGGAGAAGGGATCGTGCTTGATGCGCTGACGAGGACCTTGGTGAGACATGGTAGGGGAAGAAGGAGGGAATTGGGTTGTGAAGATTCTCGCGAATTTCTTCTAAATCAAGAAGGCTTTGAGAAGTTTTTGTAAAGGAAAATTCCTCCAATGAGAAGAATACAAATCGCCAAGGCGATAAGCGGCCAGATCCACCACCGTTTAGAAGGTTGTCGCGAAGGCTTCCCATCTCTTAAAATTTTCCATCGGATGGTCCCCTTGAATTTACGTCCAAAAAAGTAGCCTGCCATAGGAGACGGCCGCTCAGGGGAGGAGAGGGCAAAGGGGGGATAGGTGGTGTAGGTCTTGGGGTGGCGACGCCCCCACCTGTCGCGACTTCCTCCCTCCCAGTCCACAAAGGTTGGACCCACCTTGTGGATAGCCGTGTCAAAGGATGGTCCCAAACGATGGGCCAAAAGATTAATAAAAAAGTGTTCCTCTGGAGCATACACCTGCTTCATCCCTTCCCTCCATCTAGAAAGTTCTGGAAAGGTCAAGATTGCTTCTACGTGGGGCCTTGGCAAAAGAAACCATGCTTCGGACACGAGCCACCGAGGCCGCCTCGTGTGATCCCACCCCCTAAAACCCCCCTGAAGGTAGGGAGAAAGCCGTTGGAAACGTTGTGCATGCTCGTGGGAATCCATCGCATCACCCCATTCCATCCATGACCGGTTGTCGACGGCGTTGGCCAGGGCATCAAAGGGTTGGAAAGGGATGCAAGAGTCTGACAGGGTTACAAAGTGAGTAAACGGTCCAGCTTCATAAGCCGTCTCCAAGAGGTGCAACAGAGCCTCAACCATCCCTATAGAGGCATAAGCGGGTTTGAGTTTCCCGCTCAGGGGGGTTTGGGTAAAGGGTGATCCTAAGCCAAGATCTTGAAAGGAATGGACAAAAGCTTGAGAGGGTGACCGGATGTAGGACGACCAGAGGGAGGCATGTGGCAAGGCATCCATGGCAAGAAATAAAAAGGCTATCCGTGGTGGGGCTTTACTCGGCGTCTCACCACCATCTCTTGCCATGGTTTATATTTCTCCTTTCATTATTCCCCCAACCTGCCTTTCATCGATTTCATCTGACCACACATCCAAGTCTATAAAATTGTCTACTATAAAAGTTAAATGTCGAAAAGTTCTGTATTGGCCGTCACTGGTGGCGGGACAGGAAGCCAAGATTCCAAGTCACATGGATCCTTGAATGGGTTTCAGCCTGAAAACGTGGGATTTGGTCATGATCATGGTGATCGTTACCAAAATGAATTTATGCCTGTGGCTGCCGATTACTATGCCCACCCCATTTCTCAGACATCAGCGGTCGACTACCGGACAAATGTGGCCCCCGAAAAGGTGTGTGTCCCGGTTCACCAGGGAGGCGGTGTCGTGCGCCATCTTTGCTCCAAGTGTTTTGATTGTTCCAATGGAAGAGGTCCCACCGTCCCATGCCAATTGGGCGACGTTGAACCATTTGACCCGGTACCCATGTGGAAATACTTTGTCAAGCTTCTCACCATTCCTTCCACCTTGACACCCGAGCAAAAGGGTGAGCGGTGGTCCAAGGCATTTGCCCTTCTTCACCCCAAGATGCAAAAGGGGTGGGGTGGCCCGCGCGGCTTTCAGCGCAAGATCTATGACCCACGTTCCCCTTTTGCCCCTCTTGGCCGCGCCAAACAAATATTTATTGATTTCATCGAGTTGGAACCCTCTGAATGCCGTGGCAAGATGAACATTCGTCTCATTGATCGCCTCTATGCGACCCACCCTTACTCTATCTATTTTAAACGAAACACAAAGTTTGAAACTTGGGTGAATTCTTACCCATCTTTGGATTGGCGCATCGAGGGTATCTTTCCTGAACATTACCTCTTTGCATAAAAATAAATGATCTACCTGGTCATTTGTCCTCAACTCTAATAGATCTTCCTTTCTATTGATTAAGAACTTATCGATTACCCATGGGAACCTGTTCCTCTTTTCGGGCAGAGCCCTTACCATCCAATTCGAAGAATATGAATTGGGGTTGGGCGTCCCTGGACAATGTGAATGGCCTCCCTTGGCCAGTCCATCCGAAAAGAATCCAAACCTTCCTCGACACGCCATGAAGTCTTGAAGCCATACCGCAGCCAGTAGCCTTCAATCCAAGACGCAACTGCCTGTGTCTGAAAGGCTTCAGTGGGTGCCTTTACACTCGCCTCCATTGAATTGACGCCAATCGCGGGGCCAAGCAGAGGGAGATCGACGTAGCCACGTTTCAGGATGATGCCCTTTTTGAGACTCTGAAGAAACCTGCGTTTGACTTCCATTGCTTCCGTGATGGCATCTCCCCACTCGTCAAGGGTAAAGCCTTTCAAGAGGAGGGCATCCCTCCGTTTACTCATGTGCCACCCAAGGGTAGGCTGATACAACTTTGGCATGGTAGGAAAAGGCTTTTTATTGTAAAGAGTTTTGAAATCTTTCATTTCTCATTGGAGTATCGTAGCCAATCACTCTATTTTTGCTCCCATGTGTGGTATCCATGCTCTTCTTGGTATCGTCCCCGACCATCAAGGGGGTGTTGCCAAGGCCTTTTCGAGGTCAGTCTTTGGTGTCCTGAACCACCGCGGCCCAGACTCCTCCATTCTTGAAGACCTGGGTGCCTGCATTTTCGGTTTCCACCGGCGCATGATTCAAGGCTTGGGCCGTGAATCGGATGAACCCCTCCACGCATATGACAACCTTACTCTTGTATGCAATGGAGAGATTTACAACCACCACGAGCTCAAGGCGGCCCATCCCGACTGGCCCATTACAACCCAAAACGACTGCGAGGTGATTCTTCACCTCTACAAGACCTATGGCATTAAGGAGGCCGTCAAGAAGTTGGATGGCGAATTTGCATTCATCTTGTACAACGAAGAGACGGGAGAAATTTTCATGGCACGAGACCACATGGGGGTAAGGCCCCTCTACACCGGAAGCCTCACCCTCGAAGGCGATGATACTCCCCTCGGTACCGTCGTCGCGTCGGAACTTGAAGGCTTGACCTGTATGCCTTCACCCTACCGCGTCATGGGCGCACACCAAGTCGAGCCACGCAAGGTCTACTTTATGTACGATGATCTTCATGATGTCGTCAAGTCCACCTACTACCATTTCCCCAAGCCAGTGGCGGCCAAGATGTGCGATTCGACGACTCTCCGCGACCTCTTTATTGACGCCGTTCGCAAGCGTGTGGACCCCAAGAACCGTGATGTTCCCTTGTGCTTCACCCTCTCAGGTGGATGGGATTCGTCCATCGTTACGTCTGTCGGTGTGTACCTCCTCAAGACTGAATTTGGTGTCGACCCGTCAACCATTCCCACCTATTGCATAGGAAAGCCCGGATCGCCAGACTTGGCTGCCGCCCAAGAGGTTGCCGACTTTTTGGGGACGAGGCACACCACTATTCTTGTAAATGACGAGGAAATGATTGGCATGGTGGAGATTGCTATCCGACGGGGAGGCACCTTTTGCCGAACCTCGATCCGTGCGATGGTTCCCCACCTCTTGGTCGCCAAGCGTATCGCGGAAGACGGTAAGGCCATTATCGTCTTGTCGGGAGAAGCCGCCGATGAAATTTGGGGATCCTATGCCTATTGTGCTCGCGCCCCTTCTCCTGAAGCCCATGGGGAAGAAATTTTGAAACTTTGCAGCGAAATTCACCTTTCGGATGGTCTTCGGGCCGATCGATCGATCGCCGCCTATGGCCTAGAGCTTCGGGTCCCCTTTACGGACAAGGCCTTCCTTGGCTACGTCCTCTCCTTGGATCCATCAGTCAAAGCCTTTGGAAAGGAGAGACTTGAAAAGGCAGCAATGCGTGAAGCCTTTAGTGCATCTTCGGGACGGGAATGGCTTCCCACCTCGGTCCTTGAGCGGCGCAAGGATGGCTTCTCCGACTCGGTGTCGGACAAGGAGGGCCCCTCGTGGGTGGATGGCCTTTTGGCATTTATCGAAACCAAGGTGACTGACGCAGACGTCCCAGAAGGCATGACCAAGGAAACCTACTACTACCGCCAGCGTTTCAATGAGATTTTCGGGAAAGGTGCCGTGACGGCGTGTTGCTGCCCAAGTGGAAATCTTGAGTCAGCTTCGCTTTACAAGTCATCCAGTGTTCCACCAAAACCTTACGAGTCATCCTGTGTTCCACCAATACCTTACGAGTGGATGCCCAACCCTGTATGGTGTCCCGACGCCACAGACCCTTCTGGCCGTCAAGGCCTTGGTGACGATGCGCTTGTTTAGGATTGGTTGGTATACTTTACAGGTCTAATAAAATGGATAGGCGAGTCCTTTTTGCTCTGATTTTTATTTTTCTTGTCATTGGTTTTAGTAGCTGTGTTTGCATCCACTACACTCTCCAATTTCAATCTCAAAAAGATTTAGTTTTGCCCTTTTTTGAAGGCCTGTGGCATTCCCAATTGTTTCAATCTCGAGGTCCTCGCCTTGTCATCTTGAGACACCTATGGGACACTTGGAAAAGAGAGGAATTACTAGCGGCAGACCATTTATGTTATAGAAAATTACGTCGTCATTTATTTCTGGCACCCTCTTCTCTACACAAGGGAGGGATAGGCGTCTTTAGCTCCAAAACATTTTCCAAGGGAGACCTTGTAGAAGTGGCACCTATGGTCTTGATTGACAAGGAAAAAGCCTCAAACAATTTGATCCGTTATAGTTTTTATTTAAAGAAACCACACCCCCACATCGGGTTGGGTTACACTGCGCTTTACAACCACTCTTCCAAGTCAAATGTTGTTTGTAAACCCCGTGGAAGATTTGCATTGATTTCAGCTACTCGTACGATACTCCCCTTTGAAGAACTTTCTATGAATTACGGTGAGGCATTTGAAAAGAAACATGTCAAGAAAGAGGTAGATATCACTTAGCTGCCTAAGCCCAAGGTAACCATAAATGGTTACTTAGAGCTTGACAATTATACCTCTCGGGCTTACGCAATTAAATGACTCCACTTCCTCCACCAGGATTGTCTACTTGATCATCAAATCCTCCGGAATCACCAATCTGAGTAGAATGTTTTTTGTGCTCAATCACTGCCAAAACAATTGCTAAAATAATGAGCACGCCACCCAAAGAGGCACCACTGATAATTCCAAAGGTTTTGTCACTAAATCCAAAGGGCATTTTACTTACTTGTCTATTTTAAATTTTCGCTTGATAAGACCAAAACGGTTGTTCACCTAGATCATTCTGCCACTATCAACAAAATTCTTTTTTAGGATTCCATTGATAAATGGAGGTTGCCTCGTATTATCCGACTGAGCTACAAATGGCACCAGAAGGAATGCAGATGCCACCTTCTGAGAGGCGTCCCATGCAACCAATGGAAATTGAAAATGGACAAGCGCATCCTCAGAAACACAAGAAAAAGAGCAAACTTTGGCTTTGGCTTGTATTGGGGGGCGTTGGTTTGGCAATTGTAGCGGTTGTTATTATCTATGCCATTGCACCTGCCGCATCAAGTGCGGGTAAAACCTTGAAATCATTCATGAACATTTTGATGTGGCTTGGCATTGCAAGTGTGTTGCCAATGCTTCTTGCTGGAGCCTACAAGGGTTACAAGGCCATCAAGGGAAAGGAAGAAGAAGGAGCAAAAGACTCTATGGATCCGGCAATGACGGATAGTATGACGGATAGTATGACGGATGGGACGGATGGGGTGGATGGGGTGGATGGGACGGGCACGGGAGAAGGATCATTAAATGCTTTAGTTTTGTCCTATGCGACGGTGGATCCTGAAGTGGCTGATTTGTTGACAAAGGAAGAAGAGGAACAAGCCAAGGAAAAGTCTTTATAATTGGATAGTAGACGACACATATTGGAATCGTCTTTGGCAAGTTCTTCTCTGGATTTTTTCTTAAGCTCCTTGTCAAATTTGGAATGAAACAAAACAATAAATGGTTGAAATGGACGATAAAATACACACAAGTCTTCCACCTTATTTTTGTACAAAACCTCTACAGTCTTTCCACTTTCTAAGCTTGTCACTTCCTCGGGATTGGTTTTAAAAATCTTCCACAAGACACCAATACCAAGATCTTTTAAAGATTCTGGCTGGGTATGAAGGTTAACGAGTTTTTTCATCACAGCTCTAAACCATTTTTCTGTAGCTGGGAGACGTGCCTTTGAAATAAGACATGCCATACTATAAGAATTGGCAAGTTCTTCAATACGATACGCAAACAACTTTTTACGCTGAAAGAGTTTTCTGAAAATTGAAAAGTCACCTGTTGCAATCACATCCATGTCTAACCAAATACCCCCATAGGCATACAGCAGAGCACACCGTAAAACATCCGAGCGTTGAGAAGGTGTTAGGAGGGTATGATAAACTTCTGGCATCTTGACATAGTTGGTTAAGGTATGAGGAGTAACGCCGATAACTTGGAGACCTGCACGTTTTGCTTGATAATGAATTGATTCTTCACACATCTCGATGATGGCAGGTTTGGGGCCCTCCCAATAGGTCCAAATAACTGGCTCTCGAAATTCCTGGAGAGGAGAGGGAAAGGTGATGGAGGGTCGGTTACGATAGGAAAGGGCAAAAGCGATGGTGATTCCAATAACAAGCCCTACAACTATGACGACCACACCAACGATCACACCAGTGGATACCATTTATCCTTTTGAAATTATGTCTGTTTTTGTCACGACCTACTTTGATTCATCATTTTAAAAATGAAGGTGTGGGTTATCATTGTTATCGTTGTTTTAGGGGTTGCTATTGTTCTTGGCTTACTGGGATTTGCGGCCCATCGTTATCGCGCACAAGTTTTTTGTGGCAAACAAAAATTTGCTTCATGGCTACCACGACCCTACCACTCCATGGAAACAGTGTCCCCAACATGCATGCATGGCTCGTTGTTTCTTGTGCCTCATGCCTCTCCCACGTTTTCCGGGCGAACCTCTAGAGAAGCCTATGGCCATTTGGGTTCTCCCAAGGGTGTCATTTTACTTCTTCCTTTTCACTATGGCCACGGTGTTTTTCTTCCTTCTTTTGATAGGTTTGAATTTGAAGGTGACACCTTTAACCTTGACTCCCGCTGGAAAGAGTTTATCAGGGATGGTCTAGGCAGCATCCCAGATTTGCCTAAACCCGAACATTCTTTTGAGATGCAACTTCCATTTCTTAACCCTTCAACCCTTCTTTGTCCAATTTTTCTATCCGACCAAGAAAGAGCGGCAGAGGTGGGAAGAGTGGTGTCGTCTTTTGCCTCCCTCTCGTCTTATCCATTGATTGTTTCTTCAGACTTGACCCACTATGGTCCAGACTTTTCTTACTTTCTTGACACACCAAAACCCTTAGCCTACTGCTTGGTCCGAGATAAAAAATTCATTCAAGACTTTCCGACTAATCCCAAGTACTCAAATTCTTATTGTGGATGTGCCCCTATGAAAGCTTCACAAGAAGCAAAATTTTGGATCGATTTACCTAAACGCCACCATGCTATAGGCCATTCTTTAGAAGGTTCCAATTCCAAAGGAAATCCTGACCCAAAAACATCCTTTGTCATTTATCCGGCTCTTGTGGTTGGTCATGATTGGAAGGCATTTGCGCGTGAGACCCTTGTGTGCCTCTTAAAGTTGGAACGTCACCCGCCTACCCATAACCCAAAACGCTCGACACTCAATCATCTTTTCATTTCTTTGACAACTCAAGGAAAAACTCGTGCATGTATCGGAGATTTTTCTTCATCAACCTTAGAAGATCAAATTTCTTCTTGCATAGGGGGATGTGTCAATGACGCAAAGCAAAGATGGAAACGACCACTTTTGGAAAAGGATTTGGATAGCCTTGACATACATTTAGAAGTTCTTCCTCCCCGCTCCACCTGGCCAAAGGTTGATCCCGATTTCCATGACTTGGTCAAGGGACGCGATGGACTAGAAATTCGGTCAGGAAAGAATTCTGCCCTCTATCTGCCCCATGTGTGGACAGAGTCCAACATGACCCTTACAGAATTGACGGCAAGTCTGCGTGAAAAGGCGAAAATTCAAAAAACATCCCCAGCCTCCTTTTTCCGTTTCACAACCCAATCTCTCAATTAAGTCAATCCTCGTCTGTTGGTCTTGAATAAAATCTCTTATCTATGAAATCTTCTAAAACCAAACACCTGTGGTGGTTAGTTCTTTTGATTATTCCCATTGGCCTCATCATTTGGCTAATTGTAAGTGCGTCTAAAAATGGCGATTCTGCTACTTTAACTCAATTCCGAGGATTTCTCCCAAGTGGTTGGCCTCGGCTGCCCCACCAAGACATGAAATTGATCCAACTATCCTCCTCACCAATGCTCGCTCAGGTGGATAACGTGTTGACCCCAAACGAATGCAAGGCTCTAGTCACTCTTATGGACACTTCCAAAAAATGGCATTACGATGGTATGGTAGTTCGAAACAAGATGGCATTTGTAGATCTCGACTACAAACAGTGTAAGGCAATCACCATATCACGTGATTCTCCAATCATGCAAAAGATTTTCAGACGTCTTTCAGCAATGACATCTCTTCCCATCAGTCATTTTGAACAACCTCGCCTGATCAAATACAAGGAGGGTGGTTTCTTCAAGGTTCATCATGACCAAAACACGTGGGACCCACCACGTATCCGTGTTCTTTCTATGGTCATCTACCTCAATGATGTTCCAGAGGGAGGGTCTACTAATTTTCCACGTCTCAACGTTGAAGTGCGTCCCAAGGCGGGGAGAGGATCCTTCTGGTATAATGTCAGTCCTGATGGCTACTCTTACCCAGAAACTGCTCACGAAGGAAGACCCGTGACCAAGGGAGAAAAGTACTGTCTGATTATTTGGGGCCACAATTTACCCTTTGAGTCTTGAAACAAGGTAAAATCTCGAATAAAATAAATGAAAGTCAAGTCTCAAGTGTGGGACACCCTCAAGGCCCTGGGTGGACCCTCCGTCACCATCTCGGCCAAGGCCTTTAAGAGTCGCCACGCCGCAGCCTGTGTCCTCCTGACCTACCTCGCCGCCCAAAGTCACATGGATCCTGGGGCCCTCGAAGGAAAGAAAACCGTCAAGAAGCTTGTGGACTACCTGGGGCCCCGCCTCTACCGAAAGGTTGCCATCGCCGCTCTTCGCCAAGGGGGTGAGGGGGAAGAGCCAACCCTCCAGGTGTGGAAGGGTGAAGGAGGGGACCTCAAGTCCAATGGGTCACGTCTTTCGCTAGGTTTCATTCTGGAAGATTTTGACGGAAAGTGGCGGTGGGTCATGTGGTCGGAAAAGGCCATGCTTGACCTTTCTGATCTTTTAGCAGCAAAATGCACCAAGGTTACAACGCCATTTATTGAGACCTTGAGGTCTAAAATTTAATCGTCTGAACAATGGCCCGCACACGAGCCATGGGGTTGATGATTCTCTGTAAAATCAACAATAAAGGTACCGTCGTTGTAGCGCCCTTCATCTTTAGCCACCTTGACGACACATTGGCCAGGAAGCGTCTTGGCCTGGTGACAATAGGAATCAAATGGATTCACTTTATGCAATACACGTACAATAATAAATAAAAGTCAGAGGCGGGATTCGAACCCACATTCAATCCTAAATTCTTTATAGTTGGATATGTCTTACCACTGGTAAATTTACCAATTAGACGACTCTGACATTTTGACCCGGGAAGGACTCGAACCTTCAAAGCGAAACAACGCGAGTGACTTACATCACCTCCCTTTCCCCTTCGGGCACCGGGTCATACTTGTATAAATACCCGGCCGTTACTTAAAGGGTTGAAATTGAAATTCCGCCGAAAGAATTTTAAACAAATTGTTTATTTGCGGATGTGATTGTAAAAACGGGCAATAAAGACCAGTTTCTTTTTCTGCGAAAAAGGATTAGTTTTCGAAAGACTGTTGTGTTCAAGTGACAGCATCTGGAACGGCAGCCCTCCACTCTCTTGTTTCTGCCTACAACATTTACTATGGTCGAACCCTCCAATGGGTTACCCAGGCTTACACATTTCCTTCTGCAGTTTTGGGTACTTTAAAACACTCGGTTGTTGTGGACAATGATCCCGAAGCAAAAGGTCCCTCCTTGGACCAACTCGAAAGAGAAACCTTTGACGGACTCATTGTGACAAATGTGTTTGGTACCCTTACCAAGATTGACGTCTACCTCAAGTGGGCCAAGGACCATGGAAAGCTCGTCATTTTTGATAATGCAGCGACTCCCTTCTCGTTGGTAAACGGGCAAAATGTATGTGGAATGGGTGACGGGGCTATAGTTTCTTTTCACGAGACCAAGGCATTCGGTAGAGGCGAAGGTGGTTGCGTTTGTGCTCCTGCCTTTTTAAAGCGATCCTTGGAACGTTCTGTTAATTTTGGATTTGACTACGGAGTCAGTGTCAGAGTGTCTCATCCAGAAGCGTCCAATTGGCGAATGTCGGACATTGCTGCAGCCTTTCTTCATGCCCGCTTAGAATTGCTTACACCAAAAGTAATTGCACATGCCTTGCACCTTAACCGAGATATCCATGCCTTTTTAAAAGCAAGTAAACATTTAGAACCCTTATTTCCGTTAAGAGAGGAAGAATCTTGGTTTATTTCATGTATCTGTGTCAAGCCATCAAAACATGTTGACATTGAAGAGTTTTCTGAAAAATATTCTATTGAAGCGAAGCGGTATTATGTGCCTCTGGGTTCAAAAGAAAAAGCTCCTCTAGCATGGTCGTGGTACGAAAATGTGGTATGCCTTCCCTTTGACTACACCAAGAGCTTTGAAGAAATTGTATATTGTTTAGAGTCTTTGGAGGAGTACGTGGATAGGGCTGAGGACAAATGAATTGATACCCGAAAATAAAGTAACACTGATAAAATCACGGCAATTTATTACAAATTTGGCCGAAGACCATAGGGTGAACGGTCAGTTCATCTGACCGGAGCCCTAGCAAAGCAAGATTCGAATCTACCAAATAAATGATGTTTGGGCCGTTTCAAGAGTGATGGCATGGTCCCTTACTCTTTCGTAGGTAGAAGAGGGAGACACACAAATCAAGCGGAGGCCAAGAGTGGTGGTCCGTGAATGGTCAAGGTCAAGCTCAGTGGCTCGGCGGAAGCGTTGAGAGGTGTGACCGGCCAGACCCGTCGCTCCTTCACTGCCTCTGGAATAACTTTCAGCCGTAGCGGATTGGACCATGAAACCGTCAGTCATCATGCCACCGCCCATACACTTGGCCTTACCCACACCAAAGTAGGAAAGGTCAACCTCTTCACCATTGAAATAGGCATTGGTCAAGGGATAGGTCCTGCGGTAGGCAGGGATGAAGCGGACCGAGACGACGCCGTTAGACCTCTTTCCGCTCTTGATGCCCACCATGTCACCTGCCAAAGAATCGGCCTTGTAAAAGGTGAAGCGCCGCCCGTCATTCGGGGGGCCCTCAACATCCACTTGGCCATAGGCGCGGATACGAAAGGTGCCAATCTCCTCATCATTATCCACCGTCACGACGGCATCACAGGGTGTTCCATTGTGGTTAAAGAGGCGCAAGGTATAATGGAGACCGTGACTGGCTTCTACGTAGCCGTCAGGGCGGTGGTTTAGTGAAGAGGTCGAAGACGCCCATTCCTCCCTTTGCCGGACCTGGATCGCAAAGCCATTGTCGGAATATTCCCGATTTGAGGGACGCCGTTTCTCGGCAATGGGCGGAGGTGGGTAGGCTCTTGGGTGCCAGCGGTAGTCAAAGGTAGTGTCGCGGCGTGAAGCAAGTGGGGCAGGGATAGCCATTGTTTACATCGAGCCAAGATAGGAATCAATGTCAAGCCAAATATCGCATTTCAACACATGTCCTAGCGAAATTGAACAAGTTGCCCAAAAAGCGGGTTCCATATGAAAAATGACGTTTTATTTGGTAATTTTACCGGTATTCGTAAACCTTTTAAAGCCAGGCCACTCACCTCTAGTTGATAAGATTTCGGCTGGAAAGAGGGAAAATAAGTGGTTGATACAATTGGCCTTTGATTCAAATTCTTGAGCTATGCTCTAAGAAATCAACCATAGCATTTTATGCTTGATTCAATTGACCACAGGTCAACCAAATCGGAGGATTTGCACCTTGGAAAAACAAAAAGGCAGTTTCTTTTTCTCCGAAAAAGGATTGGTGTTACCAATAAAACACCAAGAGAGTAAAAAGATGCTTGCACGTCATTTGGCTACTCGGTCTAAATCGAGACCTTCCAAACCAAAATCCCGGAAGGCATCAAAGAAATCCCGCCATCATTCCAAGAGGAGTCATCATTCCAAAAAGGAATCTCTGATTCATGACTATAAGTCTCATTCGAGGGAGAGGCATGGTTCTGGGGATAGGCGTCGTCACAAATCGAGGCGTCATTCCAAGTCGGAGCGCCATTCCAAGTCGAAGCGCCACCACAAATCGAGGTGCCATTCCAAGTCGGAGCGCCATTCCAAGTCGGAGCGCCATTCCAAGTCGGAGCGTCATTCCAAGTCGAAGCGTCATTCCAAGTCGAAGCACCACCCCAGATCAAGGTCCACCTCTTCCGACCACCTTCTTACCACACGGGTTCCATCCCTCCTTTTCAAAAACCATCGAACCCATTCACGCGGCAAGCCTCTCAAACCACGCAAACCAAAGGAAACTAAACCCAAGACACAGAGACACCACTCCAAGTCTCACCGCTACCGCTCCACTTCGAAATCCCAAAAGAAACCTTCCACTTCACATCATCTAAAGCCTCCTTCCCAAAGACCAAGGACAAAAACAAGCAAATCGACTAGCAAGCCTAATCCATCAACTAAACCTCCATCCAGCACGCGTCGCCTTACTCCCTTCCTCATCGTCCCGGCAGGAAATGACCCGCGGACCATCCCCGTGACCATCCTTGAAGTCCAAGGTGTCGAATTTGTGCTCGGTCCCAAGGGAGCCACACCCAAGGCTCTCAAACGACGACTTGTCCACGGGGCCAAGGTCACCAAGGTGAGAATTGCCAAGGAGGGAGACAAGGTGAAGGACGGGGTTGTTTTGGTCCCAGACAAGGTCAAAAAACTCGACGATGCAACCTGGGCTGCTATTCCGTCCAAGACACCTGTCATGCGCCTTGCCAATTACATCCACGTTCTGGGATTGTAAAAAAAAATAAATAAAAACACGACACTTTGATTATATTCCTAGCTACACAAAATGGGATCTTACTTTTCTGCGCAAGCCAAGGCACGAAAGCAAGGATTGACTTTCCTAAGGTCGTCATCAAAAGGTGATTCTTCAACGTCTGCCGTGGTTGTGTTTTGGAAAGGTTCAGATGGGATCATGCCAATCAATGACACTTGGCCACTCATCCTTCACCAAGGTGTCCTCTACGAAGGGAATCTTGGCTACGCGGGCATTGTCCACATTCCGTGGCTTCGCGATTTGATTTCAGCCACTTGTCAACCTCCTCCCTTCAATGTCATTGGCGCTGCCTATGACCCGCCCACCTTGGAGATGAAGCGTCTTGCACCCACCCTCCAGATCAACACGGCCTTTCGAAACAAGCGGGGAGTTGCAGGCGGGGAGTTGGTCATGGTTGAACTTGACCGCTATCAATGATTTGAAGTAGAATAAAAAACACATCAATGTTTGCTATCCTCTTGTGTGGAGGGACCTTTGACAAGGTCTATGATCCTTCTGCCCAAATCCTTACCGTGACCGAGGGAACCTCTGCCGCACCCACCATTCTTGGTGATGGCCGTGTCTCGCCTGACGAGTGGAAGGTGATCCGCCTCATGGCCAAGGATTCCATTGATATGGATGACGGGGACCGCCGAGCCGTCCTTGACAAAATCCTTTATCTCTTGAGTGAGTACGACGGAGCGGTTGTCATCCATGGGACGGACACCTTGGTCCAAACCGCATGTCTTGTCAAGGATGTCATGGGTTGTGTCTCGAGGGGCTTTAGGGCCAAACCTGTCATTTTTACGGGGGCCATGGTTCCGCATGCCGTACGTGGCACGGACGCCTCTTTCAATCTTGGATTTGCTATGGGAGTTGTCAAGGTCTTTCATCAGGTGGGCCAAGGAGGTGTACATGTGGCGATCCAAGGCAAAGTGTTTGATCCTGCCAAGGTTGTCAAGGCAGACGCAAGTTTCAAACCCTCTCCCCCTTGTGAACCCTTTCAAGTGAAAAATGCTAAATTATCTCAGAGCAATAAATGAGTGAATCTGAAGAATTTTCAATGAAGAAATTTGATCAAATTTTGGCGGAGATAAAGAGGGACGCCGATGACCATCGAAGGAAATTGGATGCAGACCTAAAATCTTTGGATGAAAAGATTGCAAGGGAAGGAAAGCAAGCTGAGCTCAAAGATAAAGAGAATCGCCAATGGCACAAGGATTTTGATGCACGTGTGGCTCCAGAGGTTGGCCTTAAACAACCTTTGTGGGTTAGAGATATCAAGCCCGATGGCCATCTTGTGGCACCCTCCAAAGTCACCCAGGCTAATGTTGACCTATGGACCGAATTGACACGGCGAATGGTTGCATTGGTTTTCACCGGGGAAAAGAATGAAACAGACGCTGATGATGAGCGGAAAGATGACTATGTCGCCAGCGTGCGTCATCAAGTTTTATCCAAGCGGAAATTTGAATCGCGTAAAAGGACGGAAAAAGGCAAGGTTCTGGAGCGGTGGCACAAGAAATCCACTGGCGAAAAGGTCTTTCGCGATAGGTGGGCAGAGTTTGAGTCATCCATTCAGGATGTTCTTCACACGGCGACAGTCATCACCGTCCAAGACGCTGAACGTGGAAAAGCTTGGGCTGAGAGAAAACTTGACTACTTGGAGACGTCTCTCCGCACCTTTTTATCAGAAACCAAGCCAGATGCCAACCAATTGATTGCAATTGCCATGTTTGAAAACCTAGCCGCTAAAACCCGCGAAGACCTTGCCATGTATGATCGTATTATTGAGCTTCGGGGCACCCTTCCTTAGATCGTCTATATGGTGAATAAATTCTTGGTTCAATTGACCACGGGTCAATCCACCAGAGATTTTACATCTTAGAGGTCTGGCCAAATGAATATGCACTTGAAAATTTTAACTTGAGTAAAATGGTCTTACATTTTAGATGTTTCTGAACCAGACCACTAGTGGTGAGGTGATAAGACACCACAGGTGTCTGACGGCTTTGCCGTCAAATCACGTTTACGTGCCCTCACCTCTATGTCTTTTTATTTTAAAAAAAATGATCTACTTGACATCTTCCCCTCTCTACCGCTCTTTCCTCAAAGCCGCACCTAAATCGTTAGATTTTGATGGAAGATCCAAAGAACCTCGTCTCGTAAAATCGGGAAGTTTCATTAGCTAAAAAAATCTAAAAAAAAAACGCGAGTGATTGATTCGAACAACCGACCTCAGGGTTATGAGCCCTGCGCGATAACCACTGCGCCAACTCGCGATAAGGTGATTTCCTTGAAAATTATGCTTTCAGCGGAATCTCTACGGTCACGAATCAGAGACTCCTTCTTAAAGGTAGATGAGACTAGCCGTTACTTAAACCCGATAAACTTGTAATACTTGATTTTTTTAAAAGAGTCGATTTATTTTTTTTTTTTGGAGAATAATGAAATCAATACAAATAGACCGTGGCGGTGGGTGTCTGGCCAGAGCCAATCTTCACCGAGGCGGACCCCTTGGTGTCCACCGAAGTTCCGGTGGACCCCGTCATCACACGAACCGATTGGTCGTAGCCAGAGTAGCGGCCGTGGTCGTGGTGATAGGGGTAGCGCTCCACGGTAAAATCATGGATGCCCGACCCCAGTGCATAATAGGCGACCATGTGGTCCCTCTCACGGTCAGGAGACACAGAGGAGGGTCTCACCTGTCGTCCACCCGCGACGACAATGGGCTGCTCGTGGTGGTCTTCATAACGGTAATGGACCTGAAGGTTGTGGGCCATCGCGGTGGCACCCGCCCTCACTCCTTGCCTCACCCCATTGCATGGCTGAATAACATAACACTGCATGGGATTTTTATTGGATAGGGGTGACTTGGTGTCATCGGGTGGCCAAGAGTTAAAATATAAAAGTCCATTAAAAATCATGTGCGGCGGTTGTGGAAGACGTGCTATGGGTACCTGGTCAACCTACCACCGTTCGAAAAAATCTTCGGGAAAATCGACAACCTCGTCGGTCACCAAGAGTAAAACCAAGTCCTTTACGGCGAAATCCTCTCGCCACAAGGAAATTGTGAAGCAGGCCAATGACATTCTCAAGGCCCAGCCGAATTCTTCAAAGGCGTCAAAGATTCGAAAGATTCTTAAATCCATCCAATAATGCCCTCTTACGAAATGGCATCTCTCAATGATTGTGCCGTGTGTTATGAGAGGCTTGAGGGAGCACCATCCGAGGAAAAGGCGGTCAAGTGTGAAGCGGATGATGTTGATTGAATATTCCAATAAAATTTATAACTCCAAGGGTTCCCTCCTACCACACCGTCCTCGAATCGTCTCACATAGGGGCAGCCACAAGGCACCCGCATAAGCTTCTTCCGCATAGATTCCCGTCCCGTCATCCTCACGGTCACTACTCCCTGTAGGGCGTTCGTCACGGTGGGCCATTGCAAGGGCTGCCATAAGATGGACACCACACTCTTCAAAGGCCGCGTCTGAGGCAAGGGCCCGTTCAACCTGTCCTTCAAGGGCTGTCAGGAGTGGACCAAAGACGTCACGACGTGTCCTCAAGGAAGACCCAAAGAGGGACACCATGGCCTGGGCCTCGGGCCTGTCGATGGCTGTGCCACTCATGAGGGTTTGGGCAAAGGTTTCACGTGCAATTTGAAAATCATGCGAGACGCCATCCAAGGGGCCAATTGGAGGGAAGGGACCTTCCAACCACAAGGGCTCCCCCGTGCCGAGTCTGGCCTCGACCCGCAAGTAGGAGGTGATGGGGACATGGATGTGACGGTCTCCTCCGAGACGGACGTCACCCACCCATTGGCCATTCACCGTCACATGGTGAAAAATGGTGGTCTTGATGGAAGCCAAGAGGAAAGCCACCAAGCGTGTCGAGGAATCTCCAGACCCCAACTCGTGGTGGTAGGTGTAGGACCCACCTCCCTCCTCGGCAAGTTCAAGAAGTAGACCCGGATCCACGCGATGTCCGTGTGACCCAATCGTCACAAGGTGGAGAGGAATTTTTACGGGAAGGCTTCGGAGTCCACCAAGAGCCGCTTCGTGCGGGGATGGTCCAGGAGAGGCAGGTGTAGCATGGTGGGGTGTCCCGCGAATGATCCAAAGAATGGCCATATGACGACTCTGGGTAAAGGGTGAAACACCGCGAATGATGTTGCATACGCCGCCAAGGCCACCATTGGGCGGCACGGAAAAATCCTCTCCCATCCACATGTCAATAGCTGCCAAGGCAGCTGACCGGTTGGAGTCAAGGGGATGGAGGATGGCATTCCCCGAGCAAATGGCAAGCTTGTCTCCGGAATCAAGTCCCCGAATTACCTTTCTCGCCATGGATTTCATGGTTTCCCGAGAAGGACCACGGGGGCACGGGTCAAGAACAAGGAGGAGGTCCGTAGGGAGGGTATCTTCGGCAGAGGTACGGATGGTCAAGTGGCCATCCCCCGTGTGAATCACCATGCATCGCGGACCTGGTGCTTCAACGACAGACCCAAGAGCCGGTGAACCATTGGTAACATGCCACTGACGAATCATTTCAGCCAAGGCTGTATGGGGCACGAGCATGCCTGGTGTCAGGGGCTGGCCTGTCACCGGAGAGGTGGTGTGGGTGGCAAGCCATTGACGAATAGCAGAGGCTTCATAGGAATTCCCTTCAGGGTCCAAAAGGGGTTCACGAATCAAGGCCTGGGTTAACGGGCACATGTAGGCTGCGGGGGGCAAGGATGCATCCGCCATAACTTTTCTTTTCTGGTAGCAATTCTCCGAGTGCGAATTCAACCAAGTTTATTCCAACTACAAAGGAATTTATTGGTAACACCAATCCTTTTTCGCAGAAAAAGAAACTGAAATTTTATTTTCGGTATCCGAAACTGAAGCCACTTTAGAATTCCTTGGCCCCCCATGGATTTTGTCTATGGGGCAGCGGTAGGAGTGGCCCAGACTCTTGTTGGTCATCCCTTTGACACCCTTAAAACCAGGCGCCAAGCTTTCCCCCATGCCCGCCTTACATTCAAGGGAATGTTCAAAGGGGTCGGCTATTCCATGGTGTCTACCTGCCTCATCACCTCGAATAATTTTGGCCTTGCCGCCTGGGTTCAAGAGACGACAGGGTCTTGGATGGCGGGTGGCTTCTTGGCAGGTTTCCTCTCCTCCTTCGTCATTGGTCCTCTTGAGTTGCGCAAGGTGAAACACCAAGTGGGGTTACCCAAGGAAATCATCCGTCAAGTCCCTCTTTCACGCGGTCTTGGTCTCACAATTGCCCGCGAATCCCCGGCCCATGCCGTCTATTTTGCTCTCTACCACCACCTCAAGGACATGGATGCCCATGCCTTTGTGGCGGGTGCCGCTGCCGGTCTTGCATCTTGGACCGTCACCTATCCCATTGACGTTGTCAAGTCGCGCATCCAGGCCAACCCGAGGCTGACCCTCCAGGATGCTATCGGCCAGGGTCATTTTTGGAAGGGGTTTGGCCTCGCAGCGACTCGGGCCATTGTTGTGAATGGAACTGTGTTTTGGCTCTATGATTGGATGAAGGGTGAATAAAGGAGTTTTTTTAGGTAGTCTCTTGATCAGATCGGCGTGTCATAGGCACGAATGTAGGGCACCACCTCGCGAATGTGAGGAAAGCCACCCACATAGCACACCATCCGCTCAAAACCAAGACCAAATCCGCCATGGGGCAACGACCCCCAATGGCGCAAGTCAAGGTAGGCTTGGTAGGGTTCCGTGTCCATACCCTTGGCTGTCATGGCTGCCATCAAACGTTCCTCATCTTCTTCCCTTGCCGACCCGCCAATGACTTCTCCAATGCCCGGCAAAAGAAGGTCAAAGGCCTCGACTGTCTTTGGCGTTCCTTCACAGGTTCCTTCATCGGTCCCTTCAGTGACCCCTTTATGTCGCCGTGTTTGACGCATGTAAAAGGCCTTGAGGTCTGCGGGGTAGTGGGTCACAAAGACGGGGCCTCCAAGATGCTCCGTCAACCACATTTCCATCTTGGATCCAAGGTCATCACCCCATGCCACCTCCCACTCGGCCGCAATCAAGAGGAACACCGCCTCCGTGTAGGTAATGCGGACAAATGGCTTGGCCAGGTCAATGGGGCATGGAGGAATGCCTTGGTCGGACCACTTGGCCGGGATTGCCAAGAGGGTCTTGACATAGGCTTCGGCCAGATCCATAACTTCCTCGAGGGATCCCAATATTTCAGGTTCGACCATCCAAAACTCGGCAAGGTGACGTGAAGTGTCCGAGTGTTCCGCTCGAAAGGTTGGACCAAAGGTGTAGACCTTGCCCAAGACGTAAAAGGGTTCCAAGTCAACTTGGCCAGACACGGTGAGGAAGGGGGCACACCCCTTGAAAAACGGCTTGGCTGGGTCGTCCCGAATCGCAAATTGTTCGCCTGCCCCTTCACAATCCGACCCCGTAATCACAGGTGTCGCAATCCATCGAAACCCTCGATCGTCAAAGAAGCGGTGGGTCTCCATCATGCACTTGTGCCGCACCGTCGCGGCAAGTTGTTGGCCATCTGTCCTTGGTCGCATATGGGGCCATCGCCGCAGGGTTGTGGCACCTACCGATGAGACCGCCGTCGGATAGACCCTCTCCTTGTAAGGCTCTTCTGACCGAGGTCCAAAGTGGGTCACCTCCTTGACAAACACTTCCACCGCCTGGCCAGCACCCTTGGACGGAACGACCTCACCGACAACCTCGAGACCAACGTCAAGACGGCCGTCGGTCAAGACTTGCTTGATGGACGGATGGGTCTTGGCCAAGAGGACAAGCTGAAGGAATCGTCCTGGAGGAGTTGAACCGTCATGAAGGTGAACAAAGGCCACCCTTGCTTGGGACCTCAAGGATTTGATCCATCCCCTCAAGATGACTTGGGAACCGACAGGTTCAGTGGTCAAGATGTCCTGTACGGTAGTGGTGCTTGGCGGCTCAGTCGTCGCCATGGCTAGAGGTCGGGCGGTAAAGTTTTGTGGGGAAAGTGGAGAAGTATGAATTCAAACATAAGAATTATCTTCCAAAAGATTTATTTGTGGCGCCGTCTCATGGCGGCCTGATGCCTGGCCTTTGCCTCTGAACCAGTCGTGCCAGGACAAGCCATTACATGTGGTTCCAGTTGAGAGCAAAAGCCTAGAGAATCATTATTTATGTCTTGGGTGACGTGTTTTCCTATGAGGCTATTATTAAAGGGCTTAAGCTAGCAAATACGTGTGCCGTGAAGGATTCCACAATTAGCGTGCTTAAAACTCTAGATGAATATGGCTATACCCTCAGGACAGCTCACCGAGAAGAACATTTAGAGGACTTGGGATTTTTAAAGCCTGTCGCATTTGATGCCGAATTGAAGGGTTTGGTCCATTCCCTTTCCAAACAGAAAACAACGGGTATGATTGACGCCTTTTTGACTGCCGCTGACCGGGCCGAGTACCCTGTAGACCATCCAGATGATTTAGAACCAGAGGCTCAGAAACGCCAACGGCTGAAGAAATAAAGATTTTATCTAAATTGCATCAATGTCTACCTCTTCAGGCAGGTCTTCAAGAACCTCGTCGGTGAATTCAAAGCCTCCATCAGGAAGGCTAGGTCCTCCAGCAGTCTCTACCGGCTTTTCGGCCATGATCTCGCCCGCCTTTCGCAAGGTGCTGACTTCTTCCGGAGCATAGCGATAGATAATGTCGCCCTTTGGGTCCTGAAACGACCGTAGGGCGACTAGGACCGTGTCTCCCCTTGCTATCCAAACACGCTTTGCCATTGCACCGCGTATCTTTCCGAGTCTTTCCACCCCGTCTATACACTTGACGGCAACCCGTCGATCGCCTAGGAGCTTATCCACTAAACCATAGACCTGATCTTCCGTTGCAAAGGGGCATTGCTTCTTGTCACCACCATCCTCACGCCGTTTTCGTCCACTCTTCTTTCCTCCCTTTTTGGTTTTTGGCATTTTTTTGTAGAGGGGTTTTATCTATTTCCCACTATTTCCACATTTCTATTTGACCAACCCATGTCCACCATGCCGGTTCGTGTTGCTGTCCTTGGATCTACACGGGGAAGTGATCTCCAACCCATCATTGACGCTCTCGAGGCCAAGAGCCTTACCGGAATTGAAATCCCTCTCGTCTTGTCCAACGTTGAAGATTCTGGCATCCTGGCCCGCGCTAAACGTCATGGTCTCAACGCCGTCTTTTTGAACCCAAAGGGTGTTAAGCGAGTGGATTATGACGCCCAGGTATCTGACCTACTTGAGGGTCATGCCGTCGACCTTGTCCTTCTCATTGGCTACATGAAGTTGATGTCTGAAGGCTTCGTGGAGCGTTGGCGCAACCGCGTCATGAACATCCACCCATCCCTTTTGCCTGCCTTTGCCGGAGGTATCGACCTCAATGTCCACGAGGCGGTCCTTGAGCGTGGATGCAAGTTGACTGGCGCCTCCCTCATCTTTATCGATGAGGGCGCGGACACGGGTCCAATCATTTCCCAAGAAGCTCTCCCGGTCCTCAATGACGACACGGTCGACACCTTGAAGGCCAAGGTCCAAGCCGCGGAGGGACGTCTCCTTATCCAAGCCCTTGAATGGTGGCGTGATGGCCGAATTTCTGTCAAAGGCACTCGTGTTTTTATCGAGTAGAATTTTTGTACTCGGAACGATAATATATTCTCTTGTTTTCATTCTTTTGTGCCATCTTGAGCAATGACGACGTGGATACATGAGACGTGGTGCAGGCGGAGGGAACCAATGAGTGCCGTCTTGTCATCCAGGTGTTCTCCGAGGAGAATGATGCGAAGCTTCGACTCTTCCACCCCAAGTTTGGCAGAAGCTTGGGAGTACATTTCTTGGACACGATGGTCGGGTTCCACTTCTATTGTGACATGCTCTCCAGTCAAGGTTTTCAGGATGAGCTGCATCGGTGAGGTAGGTGAAAGGTATTGTACTGAAGCAGATTTTTTTCAAACTTACTCTAATTAAAGAAAAACACATTTTGAAATGAGTGATATATGGACAGCTATCCTTAGAAATGACTTGGAGGCTCTCCGATCTTGCCTTGCCGCTCTGCCTGAAAACTATTCTCATCCACGGTTCGTCAAGACGGGAGACACCCCTTTTCTCCTGGCTCTGCGTTTAGGACACAAGAGCCAAGCAGCCTTGCTAGCCCATCATCCCTCTACGGATTTCAGCCTGCATGACTCGAACCATTTTCCTAATCGTATGTATGCCTTTGCCTACCTCAAAGACGATCCTCGGTTTGCACTTGGCTTGCTTGATCGAATTGAGTCTTTCTTTCCCTTTCGAGCGTCTCCACTAGCCGTCTTTCATTCCTTACCCTCCATCCAAGCCAGTCTATCATTGAATTTGTCTTCCTGGCTTCCCATTGTTTCTAGATTTTTGCCGCAAGACACTATCCACCTTGTCAAAACCCCAAGCTACTTAAAGCTGGACTTTCGAGTGAATCCACTGGATGACACAAAACTTTTTTCCTATGAAGCCCAGTCACTCGTGTTTGACTTGGTCACTGGTAAAATTTGGTACCTACGTCATGAAAAGAAAACCTTTGAAGACTGGAGCGGTTCAAAGGAAGCCAATGACATCCAAGTTTATACGGATGGTGCAAACCTCGACTGGGAACGTCCCTCCTTTACCCTCGGCTCTCTCACCCCGCCATGGTTTCCAAGATTTAGCCATATTCCCACCCCAATCAAGCATTGGAACCCGGAAGTGGTTTATGTGAAGAACCTTGAAATGAAAATGACAACAATCCAACCCCTTTTGCCTTCCCTTTCTCAGGAAGAAATTGAAGCAATGGTGAAAGCGCAGGGAGAGGCGGAAAGTAAATTTCCGGAAGACTTGGTTGATGGCCTTCCTCCATCTGTGGACCCAGACTCCCATTCCACCCTGCATTGTGACACGGCAAGCGGCACCAAACCCTACTTGGATTTTACGACATCCACGTCAAAAGAGCAATCCTTGGGAGGAAAAGTCTACCTAGCCTCTCACGACAAAACTCCTCTATCATGGTCTATCTTGTTCAATGTCTTGGACGCTATCGGCGCAAGAACCTCTTTGAGAAGGTTGAAGGACATGGTCATACACCATCTAGGAAACAAAATACCTGTCGGGCTTCACCTCTCGGGCTTTCTTCCTACCCTTTCCTTGAGCTTGTATCTCACCTCGTGTAGACCCTTTCCCGCATCTCACGGAGAGGCCTATTCCTTGCCAGATGACTACACCCAGGCACCAAAGTTTCCATTATCGGGCGATCCATCGGTATCCTAAGACCCAAAGCGGATGGTCTTGTTATCGACCCTTGCAAGTTGGCAAAGACCCACGCCGAGACGATGACACGTCTGCTCCATCCATCTTGTTGAGGCCAAAGGAACCTCCTTCCACTCCTTGTCCCAAAACCGAGGAATCGAGAGGCAAGTCAGTGGAGAGGTTTTTGCTGGACTCGGTAACTTGTATTGAGTTTGGTTCGGAGGCAATGTCAAGGTTGAGGGTCCTCCACCCATGATAATGTCAGGTGATGGTTTTTGAAAATCTTTCAAGATTTGCCAAACATACACTTGATCACTTGATTTTTTGTGAGAACAAAGTCTCTTTACCGTAACTTATGGAGACCAAGGAATGTGTGATTTGCTAGGAGGAGATTGGGTGGAGGGAGCGCTACCACATATTCGTATATGATTGTGGTTCCATAATAGTCGAGAGAAGAAAAAGTGAGGTTCAAATTATTCCTTTTTCCTACGAATTCCTGGCAAGTCAATGTTTGAATAAAGGGTAAAGTTTTTCCACTTGTTGGGCTTGATGGACGCGTAGGTCATCCGAAAGTCGGTCGGTTTGAGGCAATAGGGTTTAAAGGCCGTCCGCAAACGCCATTCGGCGCGGGTCAAAAAGCCAATGATGAGCTTGGTAGAAAAGTCACCCTCGGTGATCCTATCGACGGCTTCCCGAATCTTCTCGATAGGAACGGAAAAGAAGGGCGGGTCAAGGATCAAGAGATGAAAGGTCTTGTCCAAGTCATAGGGGTCTGTGACGTCGTAGTAGCGAAAGGAGGGCAGGGAGGCAAAGCGGGTGTCAATGTCGAGGAGGGTCTCGTCACGCCCCTCGTGATGCCATGCATAGGCAAGAGAAGGTGTAAAGAGGCAGCATGTTTTGGTTTCATAGACAAACCGGCATGCCTTCATCAAGCCATCCACAGTCTCGGCAGTCCAAAAGAATTGTTCCCAAGCACGTTTCTCTTCAATGTCACTTCGAAAGACGTTCCTTCCGGGTTCCTTGCGGAAAAGGTTCAGGGGAATCCTTGTGACTCCTTCTGAGTCATTGGTGGCATGCTTAGTCTTGATTGGATCGGTGTCACTTGAAGAACTTGTCGCCATGGAAAAGGGGGATAAAGTTTTATCTTTTCTGGCGAAATTCTAAATTTAGTTTAAGTCTATTAAATTTAAATCAAGGCCCTTGGAAAGATAAAGGCGATGGTCTACTACCTCTTGCGCCAGGTAGATCAAGTCGAGGGTGGCCAATGTGTGTTGAATGTTCGGCCGGATGGCCGTCGAGCCATCGAGGTGGTCAAGGGATGTTCCAAGTGGGGCTTGGCCGATGGATCCCTTTCCCGCTCCTTTCGCATTGACAATCGTGAAAACATTGTGTCGTCCTTTGATGCTACTGATTCTGATCTCGTTATTTCTCCCCTCGGCGATGTAACCAAGGGCGATATCAAGGGCCAATTGTTTTTCATACCCTAGATCTCTATCTATATAAAATATAATTTCACATGGTCTCAATGAAGTTCTTCACGCCATCGAGGGCAGACTTGTAGTTGACAGGCTGGACGGCAAAGTCTCCGTAGCGCCCCAGAGGAATGAGGTCGCTCGAATCGGTAATGCCCTGGATGTTCTTGGACCCCCCACGGTTGAAGTGGTAGACCGACCCGTTGAGGAAGCGGTGCATGGTCGAAAACCTGAACTTGGCCTTGTTGCGCTCAGGGCTGCCGCGTGGCAGATCCATGATGGACCGCTGCGCGTTGCACATGTGCTTGTGGGCTGCGCAGCGAACACGTCCGTCCATGAAACTGCGACGCATCTCGTTCCGGTCCTTGTCAAAGTGCATCCACGAGTCCAGAATCTCAGACGTCTCGTGGAGAATCGACCCAACGTCGACGTCCTTCATGTCGACCGCGTCAATCTTGAGCGCATCGGTGATGGCGACCGACACCTTGTCGACAGAAAATGGTGACGACGGAGAGAGGGTTGTCATGCGCAGCAGGCTGCGTGCCAGGTGGGGGATGACACCGGACGACGACGTCTTGACGTTGAAAATGTCTGACTCTGACGCCGGCTGGTTGTCGACAAAGTAAAACTTGGTGGTGGACGTCTCCTGAAACATGATCTTTGTCGTCTTCTTCTTCTTGTTCAGATCGCGCTTGTGGTTGAAGACGTGGGTCTTCATCTTGGACTGGGACATCTGCTCGTTGCAGTGGGTGCAGGTGTAGGTCTTTTCGGGGACCGTAGACACCTGGGCCTGGCAAATGTCCGGGAAGAACGTCCCGGTAGCACCGACAAAGTGGCACAGCTTGCAGGCACGGACGGTGCCCTTGCCACGCTGCTTCCAGGTAGTGAGGTCGTGGCCGCTGATGCAGTCGAAGCACTTGTTGTACGCAGTGGGCTTGCGCTTCGAAGTAAAGCGGTCGCCACACGACGTGCAGTGTTCGATGGGCTGGAGAGCCGAGGTCGAGACGGGAGCCGGGGTCGAGGCGGGAGCCGGGGGCGAGGCGGGGGCCGGGGTCGAGGCGGGGGCCGGGGCCGCGAGGGGGGCCGGGGTCGGGA